AGCCTACAATCGTATTTGAGTGAGACGCATAATAATCTTGTGGTCTAACATCAGTAGAGTAGCCAAGTATGCGCCAATAATTCGTATTCGCGGTTGAAACCATCTTGAAGATGATATGCGTTCCTTTCGGCACAAGTTCCTTAGTCCAAAAGCACTTGTAGCTCGTGTTCGACTGAGCAGTAATAGTCCAAGTGGTATTGTCGTCAGTATTTGCAAACTGCGCACCGTTGAAATTACTTCTGCCATACAGTTTAGGAATAGACGTTTCACTCGGAAACCTCTCCTTTATAAACTCCACTTTCTCATCGTCAATCCTCGCGTCAACTGCCTCCACCTTCCCGTCCAGAGCCTCAATCGCACTCTGAACATCACCATCACCCAAGTCAGGGGTGGAGGTAAGGTCGTATTCAATATTATTCGCAGAAAAATCAAGATTGTCTATCTTTTCTTCCAATTCTTCGTTGATGGTCTGCTGATTCTTTAACTTGTTGTCGTCATATATCTGAGCCGCCTTGGCAACAGTCTGGTCTTCAGCCATCGAATTAAATGTTCCATATACGTTTATATTTGCCATAATCTAATATATTTTTATTGGTTCGATGTTATCGTAAAAGACATAGTGTGTGGCAATATCTTGTTAGTCGTTCGATAACAACGCAAATTACCAACTACCACACTACCATTCAGCGGAACCTCATATCCGCTTGATGTCACACCATCTATTGTAGCACTTGTGCATATCCACAAATAACCCATATCCGACAAGGCATATGTATATGTACCACTCGGGTCAAGCACATTGTGATGTTGTGGATTCACAAGCGATGATATATCAGACAACGTTGCATCGCCAAGACCTATGTACAAGTCACCAAGTATCTCAATCTGAATCTCACTCGGCAAGTCTAACTGATGGAATGTCAATTCCCCTATCATATAGTTCTTGTCAAGTCCGCGTTGCAACTTGATGTTCTGCGGTGTGTAGCCACTCATACAACAACAATATGTTTCCTTGTTGGCATAATAAGACTTTATCCACAATGCCCCATTTGTCATATAGTCCACAAACGCATCATGCTGCCGTCCGACATCTATCACACCGTCAGCATATCTTGTGGAAACCGCAAACACGACTTTTATGTCCGTGTTCTTGTAAACAACGACTGGATTCTGGTCGTCATCCAATGTCGTGACCATATAGTCCTCGGACTGGTTTCCAGCCCATTGCTCGTTGTATATGTTAACTGGCTCGCCTTTGTCAAACATTCCGTCAACTTTCAATATGCGGACACCATCAAATTTGTCAGTCACATCCGCATATAGTTCCGAACCACGTTTCACATAATATTTTTCAACAAGTCCGTTATTCTTCATAATCTCAACTCTTTATCAAATTGTCTTATCTTGGGAGTCAAACAGTAGTCACCAATTTCGACTTTGCACTTTTCAGAATATTTCAACACCGACACGGAACAAGTGTCATCTGCCTCCTCTATGTGCAATGTGCTTTCATCAAATAGATAAACCTGAACATTGTTATATCCATCGCAAAACAAATACACATTGCTTTTGCAACCGATATATAATATCGGGCATTTGCTTTTATTGACATTCAACGACAAGTCATCACAATAAAGATAGGCATTGACATCATCATTCACGAATGCAGTAGTGTCACGCAAGTCAACACACATCGAATATGAATATCCCTTGACACCATCCACATCATAGAACGTCCTCTTTCCGTTGATGTATTCACCAAATTCCTTTTTTATATATTCCTTCGACAATCCGTGTCCGTCATATGAATAAGTCATTACGTGTGGTAACGACTGTTGTTGCAACGCAAGTCGCATCAACGCTTCCTTGTCATGCATGGACTTTCGCCAATAACCCTTGTATTCGTCACAAAGGTTATTGACCAAAGCCTCTTTGTAGTATCTGAACATATCATTCACCATATCAACTTGTTTCTTGCAAAGTTATGAATTAATTTTTGAATACACAAAATTATATCAAAGAAACTTGAACGGCATTTCCACTTGGATTTGACCATCCAACCAATATGTTCTGTATCGCAACTTGTATCTGATAGCTGTTCTGCAATTCCAGCAACATCTGTGATTGCAAACCCATTGACAATACAGGGTCATAACCGACTACAACATCACGTATCTGCGTCATCAAGTCACTTTGAAGGTACACTTGTTGCGAAACTCCGTTCATATAGCTTTCCAAAGCAGAGGCAGTATCTTCTGTGATTCCCTGAATGCCTTGTTGTAATTGTGACAAGTCCTTGTTGGCACTTTCACCGAATTGATAGTATTGTCCGATTGTGTCTTTTAATTGTTGTGCTATTGCTTCACCTTCTCCTTTACGACCCAACATATAATCAGTTATTGCCTTTGTTGCGTCAATACTTGCTTGGTCAAGTCGCCCGTCAACTTCCTCAACTTTTGTCAATGCGGAATTTAAAAGACCATTTCTGAATGCCTCAACATCCTCTTTCGGAATCAAGTCGTATCTGGCATTGGTTGCCATCACCTTGGTGTTTTTGTATTTTTCCAACAATGCGTTCCAATATCCATCTTTAATCATCTGGTCTTTGATTTCCCTGTCAGACCTGTCACGTATCTCATCGTACTCACGCTGTGCATCAGCTTTTTCTTTCGCAATATCCTTCGTGTATGATTCCTCAATATCCTCAACACCCTTCAACACATTATCCCACCAACGTTGCATCACAGTGCTGACAATATATTTCATAATCATATTGTCTATCATCTCATCCCATTTCTCAGAGAACTTCTCCATTGCATCCTCGCCATTACGGAATGCCTCTATCATTGACGAAACCAGTTCCTCAGCCCAACTGCCAGCACCAGATATACCAAGCAAGTCGTTCACAACATCCTCACTTGAATTGTTAATCTCATTCCTTAAATCAATTATCTGTCCTTTCAAGTCAATTATCTTGTCTTGGTCACGTTTCTTCTTCTTGCGTGACTGCTCAAGCCTTAACTGACGTTCCAACTCAACCAACTGCAACTCCTTGTTGGCACGTATCGCATTTTGTGCGCCTATCGTAACCGCACCATAGGCATCTTCTGCAGTGTCCTCCAAGTTCTTTAACGTGTTCTGCAATTTCTTGACCTCACGCTCGGAACGTTGTATTGCTTTGTCTATTCCAGATTCCTTATTAAACCATTTAACCAATTTTGGTGCTAAGTCCATAACACCTGCTGCGACAGCACCCCATACGCCACCTTGGGCAAATCCTTGCGCAGCTGCTTGCAAGTTTCCAAGAATATCACTTGTCGCCTCTGTCGCATTTTGCAAGTCAATATTGTTTGATTCTTGCGCAATTTGGTTCAATGCGTTCACTGCATCCAATGCATATCCAAGGAAATCTGCCATTGAAGAAGCACGTTGACGCATTGCGGTCTCCGATTGATTCAACGTGGTAACTTGTTGTTGCGCAGCTTTGTTTTGCTTTTTTAGCACACCAAGTTTCTTATTCTCACTCTTTAATTCCTCTTCTTTTTTCTTATATGCGTCAGTTCCATATTCACCATTAGTTTTCATCTGCTCAAGTTGGTCTGACAAAACACTAACAATCTTTTGCTGGGTTTTAACCTCATCTTCTGCCTTTACCGCATTTTTCTCAATCTGTTTGCGTTGCTTTTGTAAACTTATATATTCCTTAAATTCTTTCTTGAAATTCTTAAATGGATTACGTTTAATCATCTGGTCACGCAGCTGCTGCTCGTATTCAGCAAGTTTCTTTAATTCAGACGGGTCTAAATCTGTCAGTTCCTGACGCATCTCACGAATCTTGTTAATCATCATAGTGAGCGTAGTCTCTGATGCATAATCAAGATTGTCAAACAACTCCAAGTAAGTTTCGCTTTCTTTAAACTCTTCAAAGTCGGTCTTTTGCTTTGATTCCTTTGCTGATTGTATTATCGCTTCACGTCTACGTTGGTAATCATAAGTGCTTTTTAACGCATCGGTATTATATACGTCATCAAGCGTTTTTAAATCGGAATATTTCTTTTCTTCTATCTTACGTATCTTATCCGCATAATCACCATGCTTTTGCAAGTATTGCTCATATGTTTTTTCCATATCGTCAAAGAACTTGCGATTCTTCTTCAACAAGTCCTCACGCAGTTTTTCAATTTCCTTAAACAATTGAGAATCTGGTGTAAGTTCTTGACGGATTTTGTCAAATGTGTCTTTGTCAAGAATGTTGAAATTCCGTGCGTTAAATTCTGTAAAATATTCATCAAGTCCTTTTTCTGGATTCATATTCACCCAATACGCTCTTATAGCACCATCAATTATGTCATTTACTTTATCCGTGTATTCACGTAAAGATTTCGGTGCATCCTTGAGCATATCCGTAATATCAACATTCATCATGCTTGACATCAAATCTGCAAGTTCAGGATTTTCTTCAACATCTAAAGATAATTCATATTCATTTGAAGCGAAATCTAAATTTTCTTTCAATGTTTTAAAAATGCCTTCCATACCCTTGATTTGAAGTTCCTCTCGCATCTTTGCAAGTTCTTCTTCAAGAGCTTTTATTGCTTCCCTCGTTGAACGACCTGAATTTTTTACTTTTTCAAGTTGCTGTGTGAAAAACTCAAATACATTTTGGTCATTCTTAAATTCTTTTGTTATTGGGTCTATTAAGTCGAACACACTAATTTCTTCCAAACCGTATTTTTTCAAGGATTTGTTTATGTCCTTGAATGTGTCTTCGTAGTTTGTGTACAAGACAGAAGCAATCATGTCGGGTGCAACACCAGACTTCCGCAACTTGTCATAAGACGAACGTAACTTGTCAACAAGACTGACCTCATCTTTCAGAGCCTTGGCTAATTCGTCTTCTTGTTGTTTCTGTTCACGTCTTCTTGCAGCTTCTTCTCGCTTTCTTCTCGCCTCTTCCTTTGCGGCTTCACGTTTACGCTCATTCTCGGCTCTTTTTGCTGCATTAATTCTATCACGTTCAGCTTTTTTATCTTCTGATTCTTTCTTACTTGACTTGCCACCTGCCTGAACTGCCTTGTTATATCTATTCCGTGCATCCGTTAGTTCTTTCTGAACTTTCAAATATTCATCAGAGCCTTTCTTTAATTGTGAAAGTCTTAATGTAAGTCGTTCTACGTCTTGCCAAGCTTGATTAGCCGCCTGGTCTGCTTCTTTTAGTCCTTCAAGAGCACTCTTTGGTGCTTCCCCTTCAGTATCAAACAATACGCCAATATTGATTTTGAGAAGATTGGCAAGGTTAACCCAACTTACAAGGTCATTATATGCGGATTGGTTGTTTGTTTTAAAAGACTGCAACCAATCCATAAATTGTTTTTTGACTTTTTCATCCATAAAGTTAAGACCCTTTGTGCCGTTTTCCGTCCACTTATTGTACATATCATCAAGGGCAACTTTATGGGTACGTTTAAGCCACTCCGTGAATCTTTGGAATGAAACACGGTTCTCATAATAAGTGTTATTAAAAATTTCGACTGCCTTTGCATATTTTTCCCGTTCGGAGCTGTCGGATAATTTTATTTCAGCATTAAGCCTTGCTTGGTATAAATCACGGATTTGCTTGTCTAATTCCCGTCTAAATTCAAAAGCCTCTTGTGAACCCATCTTTTCAGATTCAATGATGGACTTTGATGCTGAATCAACTATCTCCAAAGCTTTTTGTATTTGAGATTCAAAATCTTCAGGATTAAACATCTTCGATGTAAAATCAATAGTGGTAGAATCAAGAATCTCAACAATGGAATCCCTTGTGGTTTTTATTTCATTTTGGAACTCTTTTAGATTTCGATTGTAATCAATATAGTCATTAGCTGCAGAACCAGGTGATGTGTTTTTTGCGCGAGCCTCCATTATCATTTGTTCTAGCTCATAGATACCTCCATATCGTTCTTTTATCACACCCAATTGCTTGATATAGTCTTCGGTGTCAGACTTTAGTCCTTCACCGAACATTCCCCACCATCCTAAATCTTTCTCTACCTTAACGGCCTCATCACCCAACTCAGTCAATGTACCTTTTGCTTCCCGTATAAGTCTAGCATACTTAAATCCCTCACGCACTCTTTCATTTATATCAGCAATCTGTGTCAACTTTGCAATGAAATAGTCAGATGCGTTTGATGAGTTGGAAATCTCTTCACGGATTTCAGCCCATACCTTCCCAGCCTCTGACGCCTCTAAGTTGTTATATCCAATTATATCACCCTTGGCATTACGTTTGTATAACGAATTTTCCAACTCGCTATTTTTGTCAAGAAACTCATCAAGCGCCTTTGAACTTTCAGATGCCATATTTTTCATTTCTCTATTCATCTCAATAATGGCATCCTTATTAGCACCAATTTGTGCAAAAAGGTCAACGAGCATGAATGTAAGCAAAGTAAGCCAAGTTGCAGGACTAGTAAATGCTTGTTTCATTGCCAATCCTAATGACTTGAAAGCAAACGTGAGCTTTTTTCCTATCAATGTTTGCCATCCTAATACCGTTGATAATTTACCAGCCCGTAATAGAACTGCGGCTTGTGCTAACTTAAATAATGCAAAAGTACCAAGTAGAGCTTTGATTATTCTATCTATTGACTGCCAATGCGCAAATAATGTTTTAAGACCTTTTATCGGAGCAGCTATAAGACTTTGATTACTTTTACCTATATCATTAAGCATCGTGTTCCAAGCAAGTGTAAGGTTCGCCAACTGAATCTTCAAGGTACTTGCCATCTTTGACTGATAGTCAAAAAACCTACCACCTTCATCAGTCTCCTTGTTAATTACGGACACAACATCTGCATATGAAACAGCTTTGTGTTTCATTCTGTCATAAACCTCGCCAGTACTTACAATTCTACCTTCCAATTCAGAGTACCTGTCTGCAAGTTCTTTCACCAATGGAACACCAGCACGCATAAATGTCTTTGCCTGAATACTAGTCAAATAACCATATGTTTGTATTTGTCCTAGTGCGTATGTAAGTCTGTCAACTGGCTGACCAACTGCTGCTGATATATCTGCAAGTCTTCGTGTCGTGTCAACTACATCTTCTGCGGCGACACCATAAGCGACCAACTGACGAGCAGCCTCGCCCAATTCAATAGTTGTAAATGGGGAGTTCATTGCCATCTGATTCAATTGGTTGAAGATTTCATGTCCTCTTTGTGCAGAATCTGTCAACACACTAATGGAACGTTCCAAGGCTTCATATTGACCTCTAATCTCAATGATTTGCTTAACAAACCCAGTTGTTGCGCCTACGGATAAATAAAAAGCAAGACGGTTCCTGATATATGCGAATGACCTTGATAAGGCATCATTTGAACGAGCATATCTATTATTGGTGGCCATCGCCTCTTGTTGTTGTTTTTGCAATCTTTGTAGCTCTGCATTCACTTTACGAATCTCACCATATTGTGTGTCTAGATTCAAGTTTGCGCGATAAGCCGTTAATTGTTGTATCTTGTATGATATATTGTCAAGAGTCTTCTCATCAAGACCCATAATTTGCCTCAAACTCATAGGTCTTGACATTTCTTTCTTTAGATTTCTTACAGCGAGTTCGGTTTCGGAAATAGTCGCTTTGAGAGTCATCCCCCAATCACTATTACGTTGTTCGGCATTCATTCTACTATAAGCATCTCTAAGCTGGCTTAACATCTTTTGAAGCCTCTTGTAAGAGCAAGTGGCATCATTAGCCATAACAACTTCCCTGGATTCAATGTTTAACAAATCAGCAACGACATCACGTAGTGTTTTATATTCTTTTTTTGCGTTTAAGCCTGTTTGAGCGAGTCTATTTAGTGCATTACTAACTTCAATGGCACTTTGTTTGAATCTTTGTGCTTCAGCGGTTTGCCCGGAACCATTTTGTCTCATTATCTCATATGCGTTATTCAAATCGCGCATTGCTTGTTTGAGCCTGTCATAACTATTAGGGTCGACTTTACCGCCAAGCCAATCTCTTTGAGCCGCTACACCACGATTATATATTTCTTGTTGTGTTCTTGTAAGATTGACTTGTTGTTCTTTTTGTTGAGTTGTCTTTTCCTCAGTTGCATAATGAGATTTTGTGAGTTGTTCCTCTTGCTTCATTATCTGCAATAATTGGTCTTCAATACTCAATTCATTGCTTTTCAGGACGGTGTAATTTGTTGACTGATATTTTGATGGTATTGACACCAAACCTCTTTCCTGAAATTCCTTCGATTCACGGATGGCTTGTGCTTGTTTTTTTATTTCCTCCGTGTGTTTTTGTGCGGCAGTTGCTTGTTGTTGCGAGAATTGCACATCTTGTCTTTTCACGCCAAGCATCTCTTGTATTTTATTGTATATTGTATTATATTCCTGACGCAACATTTCCGCCCATTGCTTATCTTCCTGTTCAATCCTTTTTACGCCAAGAGTCTGCTGTTCGGTAAGATTACGTAGTTGTTGTTCAAGCCTTGCTATTTCTTGTTCATTTGCCAATCTAACAAATTTGTCAGCACCTCCTCTTATCTGATTTTTAAGCTCTTCAATTCTTTCTTTTGTTGAAATAATTTGCTTTTCCCATCTTTGAAATTCTGCGTATTGCTTATAAAATGATGTATTCTCTACACTTTTTAATGTAATCTGTAAATCAGTTGCTTGTTCCCGTAAAGCTTTTAAATTGGTTTCCAAAGAAGTATTCTTTGTCACCTTTTGTTGTGCCTGAGCCATCTGGTCATAAGTTGCAGTGGTTTCTTTTATCGCATCTTTTTCTTTCTTTGCAGCTTCAGTTCTCGCACCGCTTTGTTTCTCGACATTTGTTGAGACAGCACCAAGTTTGCCAAATGACTTAATCATGTCAGATATGCCATCATCAAATGATTTAGCCATTTTGTTAGTTGATTCCTCAACTTTTTTCACAAGTTCATCTATTGAGTTCCTTAATGCGGAATCATCAAGTTTTCCTAATATTATGACGTTTCCATCAGAATTTGCCATATCTAAATATTTTTATCGTTTGAAATTCAATGTTTTTTCTTCCTTACAGGAATTTCGTATTCTTCACCTTCGGCAAGGTCTGGAATGTCAAAGTTACCAATAAAGTTATCAAGGGATTGCTGAGCCTTCAAAGCTTCTTTGTAGTTTTCCCAAGCCTTCTTGTCCTTGCCTTTAAGGTATTTGGTGTGGGTGTTGTCAACGGACATGAACTGAATCTGTGCTATACTCAGATTGTACATATAATCCGACAACGTGTATTGTGTGAAAGTCCTTATGAAGTCACTTGCGTCTGCAATGACAGTGCTTCCATAAACTGTGATGCTGTCTCCGCTGACTTCTTCTTCCTCGTCAAGAGCGAATCCGTAAGCGTACTCACCGATTTTTTGAGTAAAAAAAAACCAGACAAGTCTATGCTTTTTATAGCCCCAAGTATTATGGCAGCCCATTGCCCTACATCGAAAGTACTTTCCATTACATACATCTTCGCTTTCTGAATCAACTTGTCATTTCTTGACATATATTCACCAAAGTCGTCAATCTTGTCGCCATCACTTGTAAACATGTGGTTGCATAGGATTATCGCTACTATCTCACACATCGCATCCAAGTCCGTACACAATGCAGTCACCAACTTATTGTCATCGTCCATTTCCTCGTTTTCTTTCATCGCAAGTGCCAACTTGCAAATTCTGAACAAAGAATAATATCTCATGTTCTTGACTGCAAATTCCTTTTCACCAAGCCTGACGAGTGACGGACAGTCATTCAATACATCAACAATGTCTTTCTTAACATCCAAACTGAAATCTTTCAATTCGTCATCGTTATTAACATTGTCTTGCAGTGTTTCTTCTATTTCTTGTTTCTTTTTCATATTTTCGTGAACTTTGTTTTATGATAAATTATAAAAAATGCTTTTATTCGTTGTTTTAATGCGTTCTCATAAACAAAAGGGCATGCTATGGGCAATTTACCCACACCATGCCCCAAAGTTCACGAGAAACGTTTATATGCGTTTTTGCCTTATCCGAGTATTACGAATCCCAATCAATCCTTATTGACTTTATCACGACCCTGTCAAAATCACGTGACGATTGATATGTTCGCCAATTGTCCAAATAAATATATCCGACCATAGGGTCTGAAATCCGTGGCAAGTTAACCATCAAGTCTACTCTATTGTTTTCGTCATCCAAGAATATACCTTGGAGTGAACCCGTTATTGACGACCCTATAATGCAATCAATGATATATGGATGGTCTGAATATCCATCTACTGAATATTCTATTTCACAAACGAAATGACTATTCTCATCGACAGGATTACATGACTCACTTAAATCAATTCTAATATTAGTATTTGGATTCAAGTAGTGTGGAAGACTTGGAACAGTACCCGAAATCTTACCCGAATAAGGCGTTATCCGTTTTTTTCACCCACAATCTTGTACATGTGGTCGTTGTTAGACGCATCAGTATATACAAGTGCGGTGATTGTAACGTTGTAGTTGAGCGCGCCATCAGCATCCTTCTTCAAAGTACCGATGGTCAGTCCACGGAAGATAACGAGTGACTTGTAGCCACGTCCGAAATCAAGCTTCCACTCATGCTCACTTGTGTATGCGTTTGCAGCACCTTCATAAGATTCCTCAACGGTTGCTGATGCAGCAGTAACCGTACCACCGAACAATGCGGTAAGCTCAGAAAGCTCATAGTTAGCAAGCTCGAACGTCATAGTCACAGGATTGCCATCATAGAAGATGTCAAACGGACTGTCATAAAATTCAGCCTCAATTTCGGTGCTTTCTGGGTCGTCCTGAGAAATAGCAAGACCCTTGAGAACTCCCATCAGTTTGGTGTACTCACCTTCAGTTGCACCAACCTCACGATAACCCAATGCGATAGGTTTTACAGTTGTCTTTTTTGCCATAGCTTTTAATATTAATATTAAAGTTTTAAATTATTATCTCAAATTCCATCGTGCCTTCCAATATCGCATTTGACGAACGATAGCATTTCAGATTCCCTATAGTAATAGGCTCTTCCATCGGAACGTCAATCTCACTTGAAACCACTTTGGATATTACATTTGTCGTACACAACCACAAATAATGTGTATCAGGAAAGGCTATCATATAATCGCCTGTCGGCTCATCTATGTTAAAATGCTGAACATTGACAAGATTTTCTACGGAGGACTCATCAACCAATTCAGCGCCACCCAATCCTATATACAAGTCGCCTAAATAAGCAACATCAACATCATCATTCTTGTATACGACAAAAGAATTAATAAGAACATGGAATGGATTATCCTTATTGTTGGCATAGTAATCATCAGTTGATATCAACGAATCTTCTTCTATGGAATATCCATCGTCACCAACTTTGTCATTCCAATTTCTTATGATTGCGTTTATAGCATTCTCAAATGCATTGAACTTGTTCTTATTAAGTCTGCCCCTTGACTTTGGCGGTATGTAAGCCTCCACATAGACCCTAGACCAAATATAAGCATTCCCACTAAACTCACTTTCGTCATTGATAGAGCCAACACGTAACACAATGAAACCGTCCATAGCATCACTTTCAGTCAATTCCTGAGGACATTCCATCTTATACACATTCTTTGTAGCGACATCATAAAACATCGAGTACAAGAAATCATATATCTTTATACGTGAATTGTCTATCATTTGTCAAAAAAATTATTAATAAGTAGGTGCGTTAATTTCAAAGGTAACAACGCATGGAGAACTTAGCGTCCGCTTTATTTGGTCATACTCTTGTGAAATCACACGAAAAAGGACTCCTCTTGGTGTAGAACCTAATTCAAGATATGCACCATAAGGTGCAACCGCAGCAAAGATTATTTCCCATCCGCTCTTGACTGTTGGCTCATATTCATTAACAAACGCTTCAGCTAGTCCACGCCCATCAACACTAACACGGCTTTCTTTCTTGCCCCATGCGTGAAGAAATGATTTATCTCTTGCTTGACCACCTCCATAAAATCCATAAGAGCGCTGTTCACCATTGTAGTATAAAGCCCAACATAAACTGTCTTGCAAGTTGTATGTGTCATTCTTGAAATCATGTGTCTTTGCCATCTTGTTCATTTCTTGAACGGCATAGTCTTCAAGTAACTTCGTTTGCTTTACAACAACGGCATTACTCCATGATTTTCTGAACACCTCTGCGTTGAACTTAGTTGTAACGTATTTCATCAATCTCACCAAGTGTTTCGTGTTGCGTGTATGCTTACACCGCCAAGCTGACTCGGCTCTGCGTTGTCAACGACAAGACTGAACGTGTTGCCGTATTCAGTAACAGAAATCCTGTCACCTTTCCGTGGCACAATCCATTGACCTTCGGTGTCCTTGGTAAGCGGAATCGAGATGATGTAGGAAGAAGACTGCAACGTACTGCCTATTTCATCAGTAACCATATGCTCGTCCATCATACCCTCATAGAGTATTGTTTCCTCGTCATCATCGTCACCACTACCTTGAATGACACGATATATGACACCTTGGTACGGATATTCCGATATTTCATTTTTTGTCTTGTCAATCATAATTTCAGAACGTCAACAATAGGTACTTGTCTTATTTTACGTTTAGTGTTTTCAAGAATAGCCGCATTCTCATCATCATATTTCTTATATATCTGAATCGCATAGGCTATCTTCTTATCTTGATAAAAATCCTGTTCCTGCCCTATGGTCTTTTGATAACCATTGTGGCTCTGACTTAATGATGAAGTATTAGAAGGACTAAGCAAAACTGCGGTGAAGATGATGTCAGCTTTCATCAGTTCTTTCTGACGCTCCGTGATGGTGTCGCCATAAAAATCCTCCGATGGGTCACATCCCCTGTCCAATGCGATAGTCATCAACGTGTCCTCGTTGAAACTATATCGTGTTCGTGCTTTTAGCCATTCTAATACTGTCATCGCTTACAAGATTTATCAGATTTTATTATGAAAACAAAAAACGTTGCTTTGTGTTTACTATCCTGCGGTCTGCGTGTCTACACATACATGGTATGTGGACTCGTTCAGAACTGGAGCATAACGTCCGATAACGTCCGTGTGATATGATTTCAGCATACCATTCGGTGTAACCTTGTTGATTACATACAAGAAGTTCTGAATCTTCGCAAGAGAGAACTGGATTGCAGGGTTAATCTCTCCACTTTGCATCAACTGAACATCGGCAGTCTTTGCGTGAACAATCACACCAGCGTTGCCAAGCGGACGAAGAACAGCTACATTCGGTTTCCATCCTTTGACAGTCGTTGTGGTAGTGATGTCTTGTACTGTCTGAGATTCCTTGACAATCATAATCGGGGAAATCTTAGATACACTTGAACGTGAATAAGCGACAAGCTGCTCCCAAGTGATTATGTTAGTGTCAACCGAACTTGCCCCATTGTTGATGATGACAACCTTGTCAGGTGCATAAAGACGGATGAAACGATTCACCTCAGCGATAAAATAAGTGTTCTTCAAGAGAACGTTCACAACCATATCGTAAGGGATGTTCCATACAAATGGAGTGTCCTCAGGAATGTTGTTCGCTACCTTGAAATCGTACTCAATCTTCTGCATCTGTGACGGAATATCACAAGTTGCGTCATTCCACACCTTTGTACCAGCATTCTTAAAGTTGGCGGTAGGAATGTAAGCACTTTGAACAGTTCTCACACCGCTGAATCCCATTGTGTTTGCATTTGTGTATGCACCACCATAGGAAAGAACTTGTGCTGCCATATGTGAAAGACGGTAGTTGTGTGACTTAACCAAGTCGGCAACTCCACGAACAAATCCTGTCACAAGGTTCTGGTCTGTTGCATTGAGTTCTTGCAGACGTGCCTGAAGCTCAAGTTTGGACATCGAAGTTTCAAAAAGTCCTTTACCATATTGGTAGATTGAGCCTGTCTTTGCCTCCCAACCTTCGTTGTCAAGTTGTGCGGTTTCGGAAAGCGGTGCCATAGCATCAGCCATAGGAACTGTTCTCACAGTCTTTTGGTTGACAGTCCACGCAGGGTTCTTTTTCAGGTCGCCAAGGTCAATGTCGTACTCGTTACCCTCAACAACGAAATGCTCTTGCCAAAAGAACGAGTTTGACTCGATTTCAATCGTGTTGTCTATGAGCGTTTGGAGGAAACCTGTGTTCGTTCCGTCCATAAATCCCTTCTGATAGAGTTTTTCTATCGCCTCATCGGGAGTCCATTGGTATTTATATGCATTTGCCATAATCTAATTTCCTCCTTTCTTTAAATCCAAAAAATTCCGTCAATGTAAGAGCGGTTCTTGTTAAGAACGTATTGTGGCAGCGGCTGCATACGTGCAATCCAAGCCTGTTTGTTATAAACGGCAGAAACACTATAATTAGCATTCTCAAGCCCATATCCTTGGGTAGGCATAAGGTCTCTGTCAGCTTCGTTAAAGACATTCGGGTTTGGCACAAGGACTGTTGCCTCTGCGCTTGCCGCAGTACCACTTGCCTCGACAAGGATGTCATTGGCAGACAGTGTTCCAAGAGCTGTGTCTACAACTACCACGAATTGTGCATTCGTCTCATCGTATGTTACAGATGTCACCTTACCCGACTGTCCTGTACCAGTTGCTGCAGTTGGTGCTTTCATCAAAAGTTGTCCTACCTCTGGGGCATCAGAATATCCATCAGCCTTAACGTTGATAGTCGTACCACTTGCAGATTTGACTGCAAAAGAGCGGAAAATCAGCATATCCTGACCTGGGGTGTATTGCAAAAGCTGTGCAGCCCAAAGATGCCCAAATCCTTTATTTGGGTTGCCAATAGTTCCCCCAAGGAGGATATTGTTTCTCTGCTCACCATTGCTATCCTTTACCCAAACAAACTTTCCGCCACGAACCTTTTTTGCGGTCTCGTAAAAATACGCTAAATTTGTTACTTGCATAATAGCTTATTTTTTTATAGTTTTAAATTTTCACTTTTGGTATTGAGTTGAGAAATTCCTCGTCACGTTTTCTTGTCACTTGTGGGGCAAGTGGCTTGATATCGCCAATTGACTCCCTAAAGATGTCTTGGAAACGTGCGGTCAATTTCTTTGCCTGTTCCTCACTCGTTTCTTCTAGATTAACAACGAAATCAGCCGCATAACTTTCAAGTGACTTATGTAAGTCGTTACGGACGCTTCGTTTCGCTATTGACATCACCTCCTTGAACTTCTCCGAAAGACGTTGCTCGTTTTCAAACTTTTCAAGTCTATCAAGCTTGTCTTTCAGTTCTTGTGGAATAGGAGGTAAGATTGGGGTTTGAACGTCGACCTCCTTATTCTGGCTAGGTGTGCCAAGTCTTTTGTTCAACTCTGCTATCTGACGTTTTAACTCGCTTTCACGGGTCTCATAGGCTTTCACCTTTGCCGTTATACCTTTTGACGTGGCTGAAAAAGCCGTGTTCAGATTGAATTGCAAGTCATTAAGGACTCCATCACTCTCAAAAGTAACATCGTCAGCATATTTCTTTGAGAAGAAATCAGCAAACTTTTCCTTAAAATCATCAGTCAGGGTTTCCGTTGTGTAACTTTTCTCGTTACAATAATCGTTTACTTTCTGTAAAACATCTTCCTTTGTCATTGTTTTCTACAATTTTAGGGTTAATAAGAAATAAAATTTTTGCAAAAATAATTTCATTTATACATAATTAAATTACATTTCATTTACTTGTTATTTACTTTCTTATTTTCTTATCAAGAAAAGTGAAAAAACTTACAAAAATAATAATGTGTTGTAGTTAACTTTGCAAAAGAATAAGGTTTGAATATATGAAAAAGAAAAAGAACGACATAGTACTCGCACCATTGGAAGAGGGAAACCAAAGAAAGGCAATCCGTTCCAATGCTGACATCGTTTGTTTTACTGGTGGAACAGGCGGTGGAAAGTCTTATGCGTTATATTATGCCCCAATACAATACCTTGCGGAGAACGACAATGCGAAGATTGTTTGTTTCATGCGTAACGTGTCAGACTTCTGGGGGGCTGGAAAAGTGAACGACACACTAAAGAAAATGTACCCATTGATAGACAGGTCAGTCAAGAAACAACCGCATGACCCTATTGGCGAGATAATCAGAAACCAAGTGGATATGGGTATGAAGTTGTACAATGGAAGTGAACTGAAATTCCAACAACTTGACAATGAAAGTCCTGTCGTGATTGATAAGATAGTCAAAGGTTTACAAGCAAAGAAACTTATCTTTGATGAGTGCAACAAATTTCAATGGAGAACTATCACGTCTTTCTTTCCCCGTCTTCGTTCAGATTCAAGTGGAAAAGCGCAAATATTCTTGGCACAGAATCCAGAACGTGAATGTTTTTTGCGTAAGTTGTGTGGAAAAGGAGAACATGGCGGCGGTTGGATAAACGATGATGGCACAATCGACAAGTCAATGGATGGCGTCGTTATGTTTTTCAATATGCAAGAAGGAGATTTGGATAAGACATATTTCGGAAGGACAAAACGTGAGGTCTATATGAAATGCAAAGACCATATTGATGCACTTGTAGCACAAGACCCTGATATGTCCTATGAGGACTTTATCCTATCAATGGTTTTCTTTACGTTTGATGTTCGTGACAACAAGAAGATGTTGGCGAAAAACAAAGGTTATCGTGGACTTGCCGCCAACTCGGTCAGTGCATCAAGTGCTTATAGTGTCAATTGGAATTATTCATTGGAAGATGAAGAGCCTGATGAAGAGGACATGACCAACATACAAGTCAGTCCGATGGATATAGAACGTATGTTCAAGCCAATCAGACAAGAATATGACACCGTTGTTTTGAAACGATTTATGACGGTGGACATGGCTACAACTGGCTTTGATAATCTTGTTATGAAATATTGGGAATTGTGGTCGCACTATGGATATGTATGCCGTGATATATATTACTCAATCAAGAACACGAACAAAGAGGCAATCATGATGATTAACAATTTTGCAAGGAAACACGACTTGCAACAACGTGAAATCATTCTTGACGTGCAAGGATTCGGGTTCTTGAAAGACTGTTATCCAAAAGGATTGTTTTTCAGCGGTGCTGGTCAGACATCGCGGAGAAGCAAGAACCAATATCGTAGTATGAAAGACGAAGCGACACATCTTGCTATGGAGATGATAAAGTCAGGACTTATACACTATGAACCACGTCTTGCAACGATGAGATATATGCATCAACATATGCGTGCTATTGGTGCGACAACAATCTTGAAACACATGATTTTTGAAAGCAAGATATTTCAATTCGGAAAGACACCAAATGGAAGAATATGCGTCATCGGTAAAGAGCAAATGAAACAATTCCTGAAAGGAATGTCGCCCGACTTGACTGACAATGTTATTATGCTTTGTGGCGCGACTTGTTATGATTGCTATCGTATGCTTAGGGATGATGCAGGTATGGTCAAAAGAAACATAAGTGATGATGAAATGTTGGGTATGCTCAATGTCGATGACGAAGAGAATGCTGTAAAGCAAAAAATGCGTATCCATCATTCAACAAGAATCGAAAATATAATGAATAAATTAAGTATGATATGAACGTAGAACGGAACATCAATTGGTTTTTGGATGAGCCAACAAGGCTGACGGTCATGAAACCTTTCACAAGAGGTGGTGAGAAAAAGCCACACGGATGGGAATCTGCTGCTATCTCAAACAATTCGTTTCTGAATACAGGATTCTCACAATTGGAACTTATGCCTATATCGCAAGACTTGTATCTTACCGAATATAGACCAGACTTGCATCATATCATCTTGAACAAGGCTATCCCAAAAATCAAGGTGGTATATAACGGAATGAATCTCGGCTTTGATGAAATCACGCAAACCGCATCATTTCAAAAACTTATTCACGCAGCACACGTAAGAAACCTTACTGCGAATCCATTGGAGTTCAGTCTTTGCAATCAAAAGAATGATGATGATGAGAAAGATGGCTTTAATTTCGTAAAGCAAGAATGGGTTTGGCGCAGTTGCGAATGGGCAAAATATCAAGCAATTTCAACTTGTAAGAAAGTCGGTAATGTCGGCGTGTTGTTTAGTTTTGACAGTCAACGGAGAAAATACGAAATCACAACTTATAGCTATGAAGACGGCTATCAGATTATCCCGAACTATGATGAATACGGACATGAGATAGCACGTTCTTTGGTGTACAAGATAGATAGCGGAATCGTGATTGACACATACGACAACACCAAGCATTATCGTTGTAAGATGGCTAACAATGGATGGGAAATACAAAGTGAACTACATGGATTCCCGATTTGTCCATTGCTACACAAACGTGGTCTTCCAGCATGGGAGTATGCCCAATCAAGCATCGAAATGTGGGAGATTATGGCAAATATACAAGATATTGCATTGAAACGTTTCGGAACATTCGCATTGGTATTGATTGGTGAGATGGATGAGGATTCTTTTAAACGTGATTCAAGCACACTTGTAATCAACCTTTCAAGCGACAACACCAATGGAAAACAAGATGCAAAGGTTTTGAATTTCCCTGAACCTCAGACAATGGACGGATATCTGAAGACATTGGAAGAGAAGATTTCACTTTTCAGCTCAACATCTTTCATCACACCAAAGGATATCACAACATCAAACAGCGGTGGAAACGGAATCGCATTGGCTATGTCAAATGACTATGCGTTGGCAACTCAGAGTGCTATGGATTGGCAAAAGTTTGTCAATGACATGGTATATCTGCATCAATGCGGACTTGAACTTGAAACAGGAATCAAGTATTCAGACTTAAAAATCGGAGTCAAGATTGTTCCATGGTCACTTGAGACAAACACTACAAAGATTACCAATCTGGCTATGGAGGCTAAATGGTTGAGTACTCAGACAATCATTGAGAAATCGCCAGATGCCGCCCCTGACGAAACTGAACGCGTAATCAAGGAACGTGGTGCTTTGGTAGGTGTTGATTCACAGCAGATTGATTCCAATGCCGCAACCGCAAACAACATAGCTCGTAACTCAAGCAACGAAATCGTTGATAATGTAGAAACTGAAACTGTTGATTTGGTAGAGCCTTCAATTCTTAATTCTTGATTTGCTGATGGATTGGAACACGATTATAATGAGCTTACTTGGTGCTTTGACAGGCGGAGGTCTTACTTGGCTTTTCACGATAGGTGCGTCCAAACGCAAGGCGAATGGTGAGGCACAACAAGTCGAAGTGGACGCTTGGAAAAGTATGCAAGATGTTTATCAGCAAACCATTGAGGACTTGAACAAATATTGCGAGGACTTGCGTAGTGACAGGGCGCATCTCCGTGAGGACAGGGATTTGTTACGAAAAGAAAATGATGATTTGCGGAAAAAGTATAATGAGATGGAAAATGAGATTTCTGCATTGAAAAGCACTGTGGCGAAACAAGGCAGGAAGATAGAGGCATTATTACCATTCACTTGTGCGGTAATCGGTTGTACGAACCGAACAAACGTGGATGTGAGTGGTGTTGAAATAGAAGATAAACCTAAACAATTATTAGAAAACAAAAATGGAACAGCGATTGAATAATACCAAAGTGGTGATTTTAGGAACGGCTCACGGTAGTAATGTTGCTGGCAAACGTTCTCCAGATGGGCGATTCCGTGAATACAAGTTCAGCCGTGATGTGATTCAGATGATTAAACCAAAGTTGGAAGCAATGGGCTACATCGTCTATATTGATATAATAGCAGATGTTGTACCGTTGCCACAATCAAGCGAATTGAAGAGACGAGTTCAGATTGTCAACGAGATTTGCAAAAAACACGGAACTGCAAATTGTATCTATGTGTCAATACATAATGATGCCGCTGGAAACGGACGGGAATGGCACAATGCGAAAGGGTTCTCGGTTCACGTAAGCATTGTCGGGTCTGAAAAGTCAAAGAAACTTGCAAAGATTTTCACAAGCAATGCAATCAGGGATGACCTTTGTGGAAACCGCTCAATTCCGACTTGTAAGTATCACTCAAGTAATTTCTATGTGTTGAACAACACGATATGCCCTGCGGTGCTGACGGAGAATCTCTTCCAAGACAGCAAGGAAGATGTGGATTTCTTGTTAAGTGACAAAGGCAAGAATGCGATTGTGAACTTACACGTTAATTCTATCAACGAATATTTCAGAACACTTTGACGATGGAAAGAATGAACATAGCATCAAGGATAATGGTAGTGGTGTTTATCATCACTACTATTATTTCTTTCATAAATTGCACTACAAAGCGTGAAATCATCACGGAGACACACACGGACACCATATACAATAAAACGAACGACACGTTGATTGTAATACATAATAAGGTAGATACGATACGTGACTATCAGATTATCCAGAAGACTGACACAATACGTGATATTCAGACAAGAGTGATTACATTGAAAGAGAGTGGTGACACAATACGTGAGGTGGTTCAGAACAACGTATATCATTACGTTTATCAGAAAGATTCCACCGACAAATACAAAAGCAAGATTGATTCTTTACAAAAGAGCATATCGCAACTACTTCAAGAAAAAGAGAAAATCCAAAACTCAAAAGATAAGGAAGTGGTGAAAGAGAAAAAGGACTATTTGGGATATATTACCTTTTTTGTGTTCATCATAGGACTTGCTTGCATCGCTTTCTTCGCTTATAAATTATTTAAATTTCTGAAATGACATGAACAATCAAAACGGACTGAATCTTGTGTTTCCGATTTACTATGATGATACGAATGGAAATCGTCAGCCATTCCACAACATAGTATTAAGGAAAGCGACCTACGACAATGTGATTATGTCGTTGGGCAGAAATATTACTGGTGATTTTGTGTGGATTGACAATAAACTGCAATTCACGATGAAAGAGTATGTGATATTTGAGGATGTCAAATACTATATCGTCAATCCACCTACTGTGACAAGGAACGGACTGGTCAAGGATAATTCCGACACAAAGGGAGCTACAAGATATTCAGTCACGTTCTATCATCCTGAATATATGTTAGGTGCTTTTCCTTTCTCCGATATTGCGGTGGAAGAAAGTCAGGAAAAGTATCTTTCCCAAAACAAGATATTTTCGTGGATTGGCAATCTTACTGACTATGTTGCGAAACTCAATGCGAATCTAATGGAAACTGAATGGATTTGCAGAATTGACGATTCCGTAACGCAAGAAAAGAGAAAGACATTAAGTGAAGTTCTTGCTTTTGACAACAACTTTGTAAGTGATGCGTTAAAGACTGGATATGAAACGTGGGAAGTGCCTTTTGTCGTAAGTATGCTTGATGTCAATGACGAAGACTATGCCAACGGGAAACGTTATCTTATTCAATGGGGATATCCAAGCAAGGAAATCACGTCCACAATATCAAAGACGATTTATTGCGGTCATGAAGCCCCGACTAGCGGTGTTTACTATTTTGAAGAACCGGTAAGATTATTCAAGGGAGATTCAATCGTTGTCACACCACAAGGCCAAGCCTATGAAGGTCTTATATTGAACTCCAACTTGGAATACATTGCAAATTCAAGATATACAGCAACAGAAACTACCGAAATCTACGTTGCGATTGGTGGAGATTCTGGCAATGTGACATATACACAAGATGGTGCGTACTTGTTCAGGTTTGGCAAAGGGGTCGGATTGAAAAACAACTCAACGACACCAAAAGGAAACAAGATAGTAACAAGACTGAGCGGATATGGAAGTGAAAGAAATATTCCTTATGGTTATCCTCAGATTCCTTGGGTTGGAAATCCAGATTGGACTGACACGAAGAACAATCCGAACGACCCAGATTCTTATCCTATCTACAAAGGCATTGTCGGCGGTCAATATGTGCAACTAATCAAGCACCCATTTACACGCACACATCTCATGCCAAGCATCTATCGTGAACGAGTGAATAAGAAAGTCAATCCCTATGCGGATGGCTATAATCCAGACATTGAAATCATTGACTATTATGATGCACCAAGCACTTATCCGAATCCGATAAATGTTTCTGCACCAAGTTATGAAACGCATGAATTTGAAGATGTTTATCCAAGACTTTGGTCTGATGGCGAGAAAACATTAGTTGATGTACAGCCTTATGACAATCAGAATGAAGACGAATATCTTACAATGCATGAGTTCGCTTTAAGAATTAATGCGGCGAAATCTGTTGCTGACAAGGCACATAACTTAAAAGAGATTCATCTTTTAGACAGGATATATTCTGCCGTCCAAAACGGTGAGACAATGGACGATATCACAGGTGGCGGCACTAATCCGCACTCCGCAAAGATAGAATATGATTCTGATGAAAAGACGTGGGCATTTATCAATCATACGTCTTCTGTTGTAAATTTCACGTATAAAGTCCTTCGTAAAAGTTCTGCACCAGCAGTTATTTGGGATGACACAATGGATGATGACGGAAATTATCTTCAAAGTTATTTCAAAATCACATTGCCGCCATTGGGATTTGACTTGTATGCTTGTGCAAGCATAACTGAACAAATGGATATCAATATGCGAAGTGGTGCTTGTCTTGGGTGTACGTTCACGATACAATGTGATTGGGAAGACTATAAGAATGTTTTTTGGGATGATGATGGAAACTTTGACCCAAGTGGTGCAAAACGACAAGCACGAATTGACGATTATCCCGACAGTACCAGCCAGTCTATAACCGTTATTGTCGCAAAGGACATTGATACATTCGGCACACTCATGCCTAACAAATATCAAAATCCGAAAGCTGGTGATTCATTTGTGATTCTCGGCATATCTTTACCTTTGACTTACATTAACAACGCAGAACAAGAACTTGACGAAACCATGATGGAATACATATTGGAAAACAATGTGTATTACTTTGACTATCCATTGAACTTTGATGAGAAATTCCTACGTGAAAATCTAAGCATTTTGTATCAGATTGACAACAATAAGATAGTCAGGTTTGAATATGGAAACGCATTATTGGCATTGTATGTAAAGCAGATATCTATCAAGTTTGGCGAAAGTGTTCTTCCACAATATTCCATAACGTTGACTGACGATGTTGAGATTGTGATGAACCAATTAGGGCAGACAACTGAAGACGTAAGCAAATTACGTGTTCAGGTGTCGCAGATTGCACAATACTACGGAATGGACAAAGTGGAAGGATATGCAAGTTTGCAAAAACAATTGGATGAAAAAATTTCAAAGATTGCAGACGACATAGCAAAAGGACATATCACGTTCCAAAAGGGAATCACTCTTCTTGGTGAATCATTCTTTGACGGGGTTATGCATTCAGTTGGTTATCGTCAGGGAATCAATGACGGATATGGATGGGAATTGACACCACAGGGAAACATGGAAATCGAAAGTCTTAAAGTCCGTTCATTCTTGGAGGTCGTTGAATTGTTGGTAAACAGAGTGCAAGCACAAGAAGGTGATACAATGTTTACTGACAATGACCAAATAGACAACGTTGAAACTGTAATATCTGACGATGAAAACACGGTATATAGATTGACATTCAAATCAAAGTGGGATGGATATGTGACTTCACAAGTCGCAGGAAACATTTTGAAAGGTGTCATCAATACATTGGCGGCAAAGAATGGACGTGTGAGTGATGTCGAACCAACAGACGGCACACAATCAAGCGACAGGGGTGGCAATAAATATTACACATCGTGGATGTATATACTTACTGATGATGAAATTGGTGAGATACAAATTGACTATGGACAAACATTGCCAGCCTTGCAGACAAATCAAGTGTATGTCAGGTGCTATATTAGTGATTATGTCCCAAGTCTGTATAATTTTCCTCCATGTGAATTTATGACTGTCACAAGATGGGGATGCCGTGACACATCAAGCACTTGCAGCGTGCAAATTGTAACGACTGACCAATCTATATTAAGAACAATCACCCAACGTCAGCAATCATTCTATCTTTCAACAAGTGAAGGAAGAATAGTCAAGTTGATTGGTGTAAACAATCCTATATTACGTGACGAAAACTATGGAACTACATTGGGTATTCTTCCTGACTTTGTAAAGAACTATGCCGTTGTTGCCCAACGTATACAAGCAAATCCGAATCGTGATTATTTGTACGCACAAGGTGTTGTAGTCGAAGATTTTATTAAGGTTGACTATCAAGGGAATCCTATTATCAATATCGTTGACAAAGGCGATTGGGTAAGTGGAAAAACTTACTTGTTTGAAAGTTGGGATGCCAATGACAAGCAATACGAAACACATGAGGTTTGGTATGGAGGCCAGAAATGGAGAGCGACAAACAACAATACAAATAGTGTGCCAAGCAACACGAATACAAATTGGAAATTAGTTCTGACAAAAGGTGCAGACGGAACAAGTATTGCCATAAAAGGTTCAGTTGTTGCAGTTGCGTCAAGTGTGAGCGGTCTTCCATCTAGTCCTTCAACTTATTCACTTGGACTTGTCACGAATAGTTCAACAATCTATATTTATACTGGTTCTTGGGTAAGTCAGGGTACTGCAAGTGTTGGTGACGGATATATTCTTGAAAGTAACGGGCATCTTTATATGTGGAACGGCACACGTTGGAATGATTGCGGACAAATCAGGGGTGACAAGGGTGATGCTGGAAATGATGGAAGCAGTGCATTTGTGATAGACCTTAATGATGAAATGACCGCAGTTTCATTGAATGTTGACGGCGAGACAAAGACTGACTTTATCAAGACGGTCAACATCAAGGCTTATTATGGAACGCAGAACGTTACAGACAGATGCTCAATTACCGAAAGTCACACCGATTCTGACATATATGTTGACTTGGATGAAGACACTGGTATTGTTGTTATGACAATACACATATATGAAGGCACAGCTCTCGCCCAAAACAATGATATAACAATTACTTGTTCAAACCCCACATTTGGCACACGAAATGCGAGATTTACTATAGTAGGCACGAAAGATGGTGAACAAGGAGAAGATGGAAATGATGCAGTTGTATATAGTCTAGTTCCAAGTGTTGATGAAATCATAAAGAAAGATGACGGAACTTATTTTCCGAGCAATGCTATCACTTGTGGTGTAACAAAGAATGTTGGTGGCACACAATCAACACCTGATGCTTATGAATATGTTCTCAAACAAAGCATAGATGGTGGAGCAGAAACATTGTATAATCCGACTTTACCAAGTGCAATCCACACAAGCATCGCTTTCATATTGTATGTGAACAATGTGATGGTTGACAAGGAAACAATTCCTATGTTGCAAGACGGAGTTGGAATCGTGTCAGTTACGGAATATTATGCGATAAGTTCAAGCAAAGACACGACACCGACAACATGGTCAACAGATATTCCGCAAATGACACAGACAAACAAGTACTTGTGGAACAAGGAAACAATTCTTTACACAAATGGTAATTCTGTTACGACTAGTCCAATTGTAATTGGTGTGTATGGAGAAAAAGGTGTTGGCATACGTTCAATTGCAGAAATGTATCTTATCACTAATCTTTCAAGTGGTGTTACGAAAGACACATCAAGATTCGATTGGCGTGATACTGTCGTCTTTCCTACAGCCCAGAAGCCATACCTTTACAATTATGAAATCATCACTTATACAGACGGAAGTACATCTGAAACCGACATAGCATTAATCGGGCATTTCGGCAAAGATGGTACTAATGGAACAAACGGAACAAATGGTGTCGATGGTGCTGATGCTGTCGCATATCAAATCATAATTGACAATTCAAGCGCATTGGTAAATGCAAGCAATTATGTAAGTGTTGACGTTATTTGTCACGTAAACAAGATTGAAGGCGCATCTATCTCAACTGCATTAAACGGAACATTATACGGGCGATATAAGGATAATCCAAGAATTGCTTTCACAACAAGCGGACAAAGATGGATATCTGGTGGTTCATTCAATGGACAATGGGATTCAGAGGATATAGACAATGCATCTGAACTTACTTTGTCATATGTCGTAAACAATGTTTCTGTCGCCACAACGACTATCCCTTTGACGATTCAAGGGGCAATGGGCAGGAATTTCTATTACAAAGGAGATTGGATTGAAAAAACTGACCCTGATACGTTTGAAGTTACTGACTATGAAACTCCTTTCTTCCGTATGCAAGAATCATCAGTCAGTCCTTACACTTATTGGGTATGGGTTGGTGAAAATGGAGTATATGATATAGACAACGATAACAGACCAAGTAACACCAATTCCAATTGGCAGATAATGACCACGGATTTCCAATACCTGATTTCAAATGCTATATTCAGCGGATTTGCAAGACTTGGCAGCTGGATATTCAATGGTGAGTATATGTTCAGCAACGCAGGCAAAGATGAATATGGAAATTCAGCAAGTTATGATGATGGTGCATTGTACTATGGTGAAGGGGATTCAAGGAACACCTACACACCTAATATGGTGATGAACGCAAGCACAGGACAAGTGTATGCCTATTCAATTACATTGGAGGGTGTTATTAATAACTTGATTCAAGTCGTGACACAAGCAAACAAAGAACAGTATGGTGAATATATATCAGGAGAGCTTTATTTAAATCCATTAAAGATTGGTAAATACCTTAAACTCAGCGATGATTTCACAAGTTCTTTGGACGCAAATTTGCCAAGTGCAAAAGCAGACTCACAAGGTCGTATATCCATTGCAGGTAATCTAAATCTTGAAGAGCTTAGACAATGCGTCGGGAAACAAATAGTCTTCCTTTCAACAATCCCTGATGGAATAGGATGGAGATTAAAATCAAATACATCCGTTGGCACACCATATATAGTTCGTGAAAAGACATACAAGTTTGGAACTGTCATAACTGATGACTTGGAGCAAATGTTTGACAGGGTAGGGTATTCATTTGAAACCTATTCTGAGCAAGTAAGGGCAGAAAGTCAGATTATCCCATCGTCAGGATTGGTGAAGACGTTTGTTGCTGAATGCAAGTTAGGTAATTGTAACGGATATGAATGTATATATTGGGAAATCTCATTTGAAGTGAATGGACTTATACAATATGATTAGTATGTGTAGTTTTTTCTCTTTTAGAGTTGTTTGATTTTTTAGTTAGTTAAAAGTAATTATTGGTAGGAAATCGTTGTGAAACGGTTTCCTATTTTTTTAATTGGACTTACAAAAGTTACTTTTCATCGAATGGATTTCAGTCATTAAATTTGCAACGTTGTACAACAAATATAACTAATTTCTAATTTAAAACTTTAATCTTAATTTCATTATGGCTGAAATCTATCAATTGCCCGAGGGGCAAAATACAAATGGTGGCTTCAATGGCATTCCTTTTTCTATTCCACTTGGCGGATTCGGTGGAGGCGGTCTGTTCGGTGGCAACTACGGCATGAACGGGATTGCTGACTTGTTTGGACTTGCTATCATTGCTTCAATGTTCGGTTGGAACAACGGCGGATTTGGCAATGGAAGCTTTGGCGGAGGTAACGGCGCAGCGGGTTTCATTGCTAATCAACTCAATAACGACTCGGGGCGTGAACTTATCATGAACGCAATCACTAATCAAGGTGAGGCTTCACGTACCGCTATTCAGACATTAAGCACAATGCTTGGTCAGGACTTCAACCTTGTAAACGGTGCTGTTCAGAATGTGCAGAACGCATTGCAGACAATGGCTCTCCAGCAAGCAGTAAGTGTTCCTCAAATCATCAACTCAATCCAAAGTGGCGATGCCAACATCATAAGCTATTTCCAGAAGTGTTGCTGCGAACAGCAGTTGGCTCTTTGCAATCAGACCAACACCTTACAGAACACCATGAACGCAAACGGTCAGCGTAACGTTGACGCTATTGCAGACCTCAAGGCTACCATGATTCAGTCGTTCTGTGATGTTAAGGAGCGTGAAATGCAGTCTAAGATTGACACACAAGCCGACATCATCACTCAGTTGCGCAATGCAGCCGACAATGCTAATCAGACGAACCAAATCATCGGTTACGTCAACAGCGTGGTTGCCCCATTGCAGAAGAGTGTTACTGAAATCGAGAATAAGATGCCTCAGACCGTACCCGTTCAGTGGCCTCAATTGACCGCAGTAAACACAACGCCTTATGTGAACGGTGGCTTCTACGGAGGCTTCAACGGCTACTATGGTAACGGATTTGGAGGCAACATAATATTTTAAGTAAGCGAAAGGAGGTACGTATGGGATGTTTTAATAATATCACAACGAATGCAGGTGGTGTCGCTTACTTGCCTTCAACCAACGTGACTGTAGGAACTGATTCTGTTGACATTGCATTGGGATTCAGGAGAATCCAACCAGTCGGATATTTCACCGTAAGGTTGTCTGATGCTATACCTACTGGAACTACTACAACTTTGCCAATAACTCTTACCCTTAATGGTACGACAAGAGCCTTGACTTTGTTTGATGGTACTCCTGTGACCGTTGCGGAACTTATTGGCGGCACTGGTGTTTTTCTGGTGTTCAACAATCGTTTTGACGGAATCTTACAATTGATGTCACGTACAACTGTTTAATTTAAAATTTAAAACGAATAATTATGGATTTCAATAGTCTTGGGAACGGCAATCCGTTCTATGTTTTAAGGAAAGGCGAAAAGCCTGTGTTGGATGTTGGTGTGGTAAAGTCCAAGACGCAACCTAGGGCAAAATTTCCCACGCAAACGCCGAATGTGATGGCAGGAATGCAAGTCCAGCAAGTTATTGATGTTGTCGCCACGATAAACGGGAAAGATGAGACTTTTGCTGAAATTCCCATCAATGTTGAGATAGCCGCAAGGGGCAATGACACATTCAGCGGAAGCCGTGAGGCGATGCTTCAGGCGGTGGACGCAATGTTGCAGACTTCAAAGAAAGCAATTGAGCAAGTGCCTTATCATAAGTCTGTAATTGCGGAAAGTGAGAAGATGATAGAAGCACTAAATCCGCAATATGCAGAAAATAAACAAAACGCACGAACTATCAAAGCATTGCAAGAACGGCAACAAGCACAAGACGCTCAACTTGCAGAAATGAAAAAGCAAAACACGGAAATACTATCCATTCTTAGGCAGTTGAATGGCGGTTCACCGACTGTTTAATCCATAACTTAAAAACCAGATTAATTATGGCTTGGATATTTGTAGACAAAGACAGCGAAAGCGGTGGCAGTCAGCAACAGATGCGTTCGCAGATGCGCAGAAACATGCGCAGGGGCGGTTATCGCTATGATGGTGGAAACTATCGTGACGATTATGAGAAAGGCTATCGTCAAGGTTACAAGCACGGTTGGGAAGACAAGGAAGAAGATGAGGACGATATAGAATATCGTAGGAGTCGTGACAGCCGTGGACGATTTGTGTAATTCATATTGACACATGATTATATTAAGGGGATTTCTTGTATGATTTCCCCTTAATTATTAGATTATCAACCAATTAAAATGATTTGTTTATGAAGAACTATATATCAGAAGGTCGTGCGATGTACGAGGATGAAAATCATGGGTTGTTTAGCAAGAAACTGGCAGAATGGGCAATAAGCAAGATGGAGTCCAAAGACCAGACCACAAAGGAGATGAAGAAGATAAAGCAAAGAACACTTGAAGATGTTCAAATGGTATTAAAGGAAAACGGTGTTGAGATGCCTGACGAGTTTATTTACACTGCTTGGTATCTTTTCAATATGGCTGTTGCCGATTATCCGAAAACATTGGTGAACGACAAGCAACGTGCTATGTTCGTTGAGGAAACCATTTGCGACCCAGACGGCATGCCTGACAATGTTCTGTCTTGTTTTGAGGCAAAGATGTGTAATGCTGACATACCTATTCATTGGGAAAGAATGTTATGAAGAAACGTTACATTGACATAGATGGGTCTTGGGGAATCATTTTCTGCTATGATTTTGACTTTCTCGATGTTGACGAGATGTCTGCGATAATGGATTCTTTTGGTGTTTCAGAACGTGAAATATCAAGGGCGATAAGAATCCTTTTGGGTATTAACACAGGTATGACAATATCAAGAAGTGACCTCAAGATGAGTGTGGTGTTTATTTCCGAAGCGTCTTCCTTTGAACAATTCATGGATTCCATATCACATGAGATAGACCATATACAAGCATCCATACTTGACTATTATATGATTCCACAAGGCGGGGAAGATGGAGCTTGGCTTCAAGGGTTTATTATGCGTAAAGTGACACGCATTTTGATGGAAGACGGTGTTATGAAGAAAGGGTAGCGTCATTCACTACCCTTTTTGTTTCTTTCCATCATTTCGTAGAATTTATTTGTCACATAGCCAATAAGATATGCCCACCCCTCCGCCGTTTCCTCATGGGCAAATTCAAGCCTGGTAAGCAATCGGTTGCAAGCATGAAAAATCTCATGTGCGATGTCACCATGATTTGTTTTTTCACGTATGTAGATTATATAATCGTTTTTATTTGTCAGGATGCAACAACCATTATATCTCACATCGTTTATTGTATCAACTACAGATTTGTTATCGTCATCAGAAAGCATGTCAGACCATTTCAAATAAAAGTCTTTCCATTCTTCAACTGACGCTTCAACTACAAACACAAATGTTGTCTCGTAAATTGGAATATCTAAAATTTCAATCATAGTTCTGAATAATCTGGATAATATCTTTGTTCGTCTTCTGACCATTTATACACCGCCTTGCAATGTGGGCAAATACAATCCATTCCTTTCACGATGTCCATTTCGTGTCCGCAATGGCACAATGCGTTGAATTTAGGCTGGATTGTTATGAAATGTTTTGCAAACGCATCATTACCTGACGACAGACCAAAATTGTTCACCAACTCATGAATAATTGACAGCATCTCACGTATTGACGCGCTGTCCAAGTCCTTGGCTTGGGTTGCAAGTAATTTATTCAACAAGGCATTAATATCAGCCGCAGTGAACTCAATTTGTTCAAGGGATAAAGCCTTTTGCTGAATATCGGCACGATATCCCTCGCTTATCTCCTCACGCAACTGTATAACTTCTTGTTGTTGTAATGTCACCTCCGCTTCTTTGCGTTTCTCAGCAAGATATTCCTGCTCGTTTTCCGTTCCTTGTACTTTCTTGTATTCTGATGGTTCATAAGACAAAGCATAGGCAACGGCAATATCCTCACCAAGTACAACGAATGTGACGAAGGTGTAATCCTGAATCGTGAATGTCAGTCCACGATTGAATATAGTCTGGTTTATGTCATTATAACTTTGCATATCATAAGTTTTTGCGTCTTGCAAACTCACACATTAGAGTGGCATCGACCTTGTTGTCATCAATATTCTTTGCCCTATCTGACTTTCTCAAATCCATAGTCGGAAACAGCCTTTTGCAACAATTGATGGATGTCTGCTTGGTGTTCACATCTTTCTTCGTTACTTGCTTTCCTTTCACCGTAACAGTCTTGTACGTGACAACCATGTCTGAATTTTCCCACATTTCCTTCTGCCATGTTTTCGGGGCTACAAGTGTGTATGGAATTTTATTAGCACAAAGCAATCCTATAAGATAACCTTTATTGAATCCAAATTGGAATGTCGCCTTCGCGCTGCTGCCAAATATTGCCTTTACATCCTCTATAACGCAAGAAATGCCGTTTTTTGCCCCTTCTTCGCTTATCTGACGCATTATATCGCTTAATTGGTATAAATCATTGTCGGCAATGCTAACGTGTCTAAAAACGCCGTTTTTCTGAATTGCTATGAAACCTTTTGAGCCTACATCAATGCCAATATATATCTTGTCCATCATTTTTCCTCCTTCACTTCTATTTCAACATTCTTTTTCATACCCTTCGGAACATTCAAGGAAAGCTTGTATTTCTGCGGCATCTCATTCGTGAAATCATTCTGATGATATGAGTTCGGGTCTTTCTTCAGGTCAATCAGGTGTTTTACGATTCGCCATCTTTTTCTCCACTCGGACTCAAGGGCAATCATCTTCGTCATCTTTGATATGCCGATTCCGATGTTCTGACTAGAGAACTTGCAACCGTCAAAGTAAGTCCTTACGGAAATCCTCTCATATGTCTCGCCAGACATATATCGAAGTGAATACCAATAGAGCCATCTTGCATGGGTGTTGTATTGCTTCTTGCTTTCAGTAAACAAGTCCGCATAGTCAACACCGCACAATGCAGCAACGAAACTGCCCACCATGACTTGCTCATCATAGGCAAAGTTTTGCAGAATCATCTCTATCTCTTTGAACACTTTCTTGTCAAGCCTGAGCCACTCATTCTTGATTTCATTTTCGGTTTTCATATTTTTCTTTGTTTTTTAGGTTAATATTATTGATTATCGTCTGGTCACTCATAGGAAGTCTTTCAACATAAAAGTTGATTCGGTCTACATCTTTCATGAATCTATCCCATATGCCCTTGATTACGTATCTGAAATGGCAGAACACGAAATAACCCACATATGCTATGTCACCGCCACGTTGTTTCTCCATATAACATTCCCAATACGGATTCGCCTTGCGTTTTATGTAGGTGTCGTTCATATAGTCATATTCAATCGTCTCTTTCCTTTTAACCCACAGCCAGTTCTTGCCTTTTTCCTTGAAATACAAACCATCTATCGGGGAAAGACTGACACCATCTACCTCAATCATGCCTTCGTATTTCCCACCAGCGCATCTTTCAAGATACCCGTTGGAATAAGCGTTCTCAAACAATTCAATATTCTTCTTCCTCATTTTTGAAACATTCCCTGTCAATTTCAAGTTTCACACTGTAATTGGCATGCTCGCCATTACTCCAATAATCATAATACTCATCAACATCATCATACTCGTCATTCTCCTTACAATATTCACGAACCAAAGATTCCATACGTTTGCAGAACTCATTTTTTGTCATGGCTATAAAAGTTTAGCAGTTCAAACATTTTCCAAAATTCATTTTCACCATAATACCATCTCGCATCTCTTGTGAGTTTTATCGTGTTGCTCAATGTGGATTTCATTTTTTTCTTTGTGACACCAAGTTCCTTGGCTCGCTGAAAGATAAAATCATTGCAAGGCAACAGCAGTTTACTTGTGTCCACATCATCCCAAATTCTGAATTTATACACAAACCAGTAAAGCAAAAGATTATATCTGTAAAAAGTACCCTTGCAATCTGTTGTGGGGAAATGGGTGTTGTAACCAAACATCAAAGCCATGGCATCATGTCCGTATTTGCACTTATGTCTTGGTGAAGTCATATAGTTCTGATAAGTATTCTTCACACCATTTTGCATAGTAGTGACTTTCTTAATCAGAAGTATCAAATTACGGAAATTCTTTTCGGACACATTCCCATAAAGGCTTTCATCATGGAACTCATCAGTATCTTTGAAATTAAGGACAAAGGCAATCGGGGTAGGTTTCAGACGTTCCTTGACTATCTTTGATATTGCGGAGAAATTATCATTGTCATCATTACGAAGCCACGCCGTAAGTATTGATGCGACCAGCAAATCATAATCAGCAGTAAAAGTGGACAAAAACGACACATATGCATCGTCCGTATCCACTTCATATGCTTTATTTATAGTTTCCAGTGTCATCATTACTGAGCCGATTATAACATCAATGGCATGAGAATTGAAACATACTTGGTGTTCTCAATGTCATTCAATGGTCGGAACACGGCTGCTGTTCTTGAATCTCGTATATCAATTGCTATTTCGTCACATTGTATGTTCCTGACAACTTGCGTCAGCAAATCGCCTTTGAAACCTATCAGGATTCCATTAGCACCATCATATTGGCAATCGACCGACTCCTCAGAAGATGTCGACCAATCTATATCCTCTGCTGAAATGAGAATCTCATTGTTACCGAACAACATCTTAACCATCTTGGTATTCACACTCCCGAACGGGATAACCCTGTTAAGCACGTTCAGCAATTGCGATTTGTTGACTACAGAATGATTTTCATTATTCCTTGGAATCACTCCTTTGTAGTTAGGATAACGACCTACGCAAAGTCTGGTTTGTACGAACCAATCGTCTGATTTCAGTCTTAATTGTTCATCGGTAAATTCTATGTCGATAAACGATTCTGAAAGCAAAGGGAGAATGATTCTTGAAGGTTTGGTCGGCAACGTGAATCCCTTTGGTTCATTATCAATTCTTGTACTTTCGTCAACATAATGAACCAATCTGTGCCCGTCACTTGCCGCTGACTCCATGCCGTTTTGTGAAAAATCAAAATGGATTCCATTCATTATCGGACGCAACTCATCATTGGCGACCGCAAAGTCAGTACTTTGTATCGCATTTGCCAATGCTTGCTGACCAACGGACAATGAAACGACTTTACTTGTGTCAATTGATGTCTCGTTAACAAATTCTGAGCCTTTCCTGATTGGCAACTTGAATTTACCTTTCTTTCCATAGAATCCATACAACAGGTTCTTTTGCTCATCAATATCAATCCGAACATCGGCACCCGACAAATTTCTTAATGTTGAAACGAAATTCTTTGAGTTGACACAAAAGTCAATCTTTGATTCAATCGTCACGCCGTCACATCGCATCTCAATCCAAGTTTCCCCATCGCTTGCTTTCAGGAAAAGATTACCTTCTTTCTCTGTGAAATATACGCATTCAAAAACTGGCAAGGTGGACTTGTTGCCAATGACATTTGAAACTTGTGTAAGTTTCGGAAGAACAGAATCAACATTGAATCTAAATGTTCCCATAAATAAAATCAGTTTTGGTGAATAAAAAAAATAAAACTACTTGTTGCCACACAAGGAATCGAACCTTGACCGACAGAACCAAAATCTGTTGTACTGACCATTATACGATATGGCAATCCATCTTAACTTATCAAAAATCTAACAACAATGAAAGAAAAACAAAATCTTTTGCAAATTTAGTTATTTCTTTTGAATATTCCAAATTTATTTTAATCAAAATAATGTTGGTTGTGACAACTCCCTTTCAATCCTACTTTTGGCTATATCAAAATATTCTTCTGTAATCTCAATACCGATAAACTTCCGCTTTTCCTTTATTGCAGCCACACATGTTGACCCGCTGCCCATAGTATTGTCGAGAACCAAATCGCCCTCGTTTGAATAAGTCAGAATCAGATAGCGGAGCAAATCAACAGGCTTGTTTGTCGGATGATATTTATATTCCATCTCGTCTTCTTTTTTTTGTTTCGGAAAACTTATAATTGACCTCGGATATTTATCATCCGCAATCCTTGTCGGTTTTGCCTTGAAATTACCATAGCATGAATTTTTTCTTATAGAGTTTACATGACGATGATTTCTCTCTCCCCATGGCACTTTGGTCATTTGCGGATTATAAGTTGTCTGATAGAAATTGGGTGCGAACACACAAATATCTTCATGACATCTTAGCGGTTTGCGGTTCGCATCAAGAAATCCTGTTACCATCTCTTTGTGCCACACAAGATTATACCGCCACCAATCAGGATTTGACATCATTAATTTTGCCGTGAACATTCCTTGTGCGAACAATACTATAATTCCTGTGTCCTTAATTAACCTCTTATATTGTTCCCAAAGCGGTTCAAAAGGGATTATGGAATCCCATTGTGCGTGTTTGTTTCTTTGATTCAGAACACCGTATGGTAAATCACATAGAATCAAATCGACTGATTTTTCTTCAATCTGTGGCATCAATTCAAGGCAATCACCAAGATATATGTTGTTCGGTATTATCATGTCAGAATAATTTTTGCTGTGTATATAATTCACGTTTCTTTAACTGAGGACTTTCATTGAATAAATCAACATGCCCCCCATTCTTCCTTATCAAGCCACAAGCTTCCGTATAAAATCTTTTGCTTATCTCAAATCCATAAGCTTTCCTATTTAACTGCATAGCAGCAATGAGTGAAGAACCACTTCCAGCAACAGGGTCAATCACAACATCATCCACATCTGTGAATAACTCAATCAAGAATTTCAATAACGGCAAGCTTTTTTGTGTCGGATGAATCCGCTCACATCCCAATTCTCGAGGATAATCAATACAATTCATGACCATCTGCCCGTTATTGTTGAATTTCGGCAGTTTGTCACGATAAAGAATCAATCCATATTCACAATTGCCGACCACTCGCATATTTGCCTTTAAGACCTGTGCGCTGTAGTTCTTGCGAAATACCAGATTGATATAATGTTTAAACCCATATCTTTTTGCAAGTTCAATAAAATAGAATTGTTGTTCAAATTCACAAAACAGCACCATACATGGTGCTTTGCCTTTTTCTTTCGGTTCTGGACGGAGCATTTGGCTGCAAAAGTGCATAAACTCTGCTGGACGGAAATCTTTGTCGGTTGCAAAGAACTCCTCGCCAGCCAGTTCGCTTTCACCGTTCTTATTGTCACCATCAACATACCATTTAGGATTGCTGCCGTAAGCATTAACCCCAATGCAATTTCCACTAAAACATATAAGTCCGTTTCTTCTTACCAAAAAAACACTATTCTTTTTGAGTGTTAAGCACCACATCAAGTTGTTGTACCCATCCACAATTTCCTTTTTCCCATATTTAATATTGCGTGATTTGGGATTATATTGGAAATAATATAGCACACCAGTCCTTGTTTCTTGTGTGCGTATTTGACATATTGTTCCAAGTTTAAGTGCAACTTCTTGCAATCCTATAATAAGTTTTTCAGACATAGAACTTATTCTAATTCCTTGCCCATTCGGATGGCTATCACCAAACGTATATGCTTCCCAAAAGATGGTTAGATAATCTTTTGGCAAATCTAATATCCAACGAGGAATAAACTTACCCCTGCTTTTGCCAAATTGTGTGAGATAAGAATAAAGTTGCTTTGAATATATGTTATAATTAGCCACGTCTCTACCGATGTTTTGATGTTCGGAATAATCAAATGGTAAGGCGTTTAAGATTTCAACAACTTTGTAGCGGTTGTTGTTGTGTTGTTTTATGCTAACAACATAGCCAGACCCAGATTTCGTGGTACAACCGTCGGCAAGCCATAATCCAAAGAAACGCAACCATGTTCTTGTATCAACCTTTATGCTTTTCGTCATGTGGTATTTTCGTGTTTTCCCATTGTGTTTTATTTTAACGCATGGGATTTCCACATATTCCTCAATATGTCCACCAATCCACTTATAACCGCTTCTTGGAATTGAAGAAGTATCCGTTATACTTTCTGCAAGACGTATATTCTCAACATTATTTCTTTTTCTGTTGCGTATCCGTTTCCCATATTTAAGATTAGGAATAAACTTTTCCACAGTATAACACCGATGTTTTGATGATACAAATAAGTTCAAGTCTGTGGTACTAAAACTTACCATTGGTTCATCGCAATCACGAACTATTATATTTGCGATGCCGCTATATTCCATTTCTTGTGTTTCATGATTAAGCGACAAAACTTCATCATCCATTGTGATTTCATTGTAATGTTTCCACCCATTACGGGTAAAACATTCTGTTTCCGCGTCATAACAATATGGAACATCGGCAATAATTAACTGTGCCTTTGGAACTCCGAATTGCTTGAAATTCTGAAAATGAGAATTAAATAAACCAATACGGTTGTGATTCAAACGAAACTCTGTATCAACCTTTTGCACATCTAACAAACTTGTTTTCATTTCTTGAAAATTATTTAGTTGAACATTTATTTATTATCTCTAAAATGGTCTGTCCGAATCATCGTCCAAATAGTAATCTATATTGTTTTTTGGCATATCATAAACAACTTTGGGCTGTTCAAACGTCACTTGTTGTTGTTCTGGTATTTCTTCCCATCCATAATGCACTTGTTCATCAGCTGTATTCTTGAATCGTCTACTTTCAATTTCATAATGCATGCCAATCATTAAATCAACAACACCATAAAGACGATTCTTCTCAACTGCCAAGACATTGCCAAATTGCCTGAAATAATTTGCTTTCCCATTGTCGTAAAAATCTGAAATTGCATGAATAAAATCTTCGTTGGTTCTATGTATTATAAAGCAATTATCAACGGCATTCGTTATATCGCCAGAACCACTTATATCAGTCTTCCTTAAAAATGCCATTGATTTCCTTGGGTGTGCAACCAATATAACATGCACCTGATTCTTCATCGCAAAATCCTTTATGTTGAGAATAAATGTTTTTTGCCTGTCATTTTTATCCCCGTCATAATCGCTTATATCCATTGACATCATATTGTCAAGAATAAACACTTTGATATTTGCTTTCAACAATATCCCCATATCATTCAATATCTGTGATGATTTCGTTCCGTATTCGTTGTTATACAAGTAAAACTTGCCATCCAACCAATCATCTATCTTAGCACCTATGACATCTGGAACATAATAACGTCCATCATCATATTGCGACTCACGTAAATATTGTTTTCCAGCCGCCACCATCTGAATCCATGACTTGAGGATGTCCGCACGTAGCTCTCCTGACCACAATGCCACCTTATATCCCTGCTGAATGATGTTCAACAATAACGTGTTCAGCCAACTTGATTTGCCACTAGCATTACTTCCAGAAACAATTGTCACCTCACAAAAATAAAGTCCGCCAATCCTTTTGTCCAATTCCACAAACCCAGTCTTCACCTTGTCAAGTTTCGTCAAATCAACTTTGTTTATCTTTGACATCGACAACCATTTCTCACCAAGTTCTGGTAACTCGTCCTTGATTTCATATTTCGGCTTTTGTTGCGGCACATATTTTGCCTGTTGCGGAATTATCTGCCTGTATTGCCTCGGCTGATTCTCATAATCGTATGCGTGTGGGTCAAGCGCAAGACGCATCTCACGCCACGTATGCCCCCTGCAAGAATTGTGTAAGCATATATAATTTATCGCACCGCTGTTATATTGGAATATCACCGCATCTTTCCCTTTGTGTGCCTCATTGAAGAAACAATGGTCAAGTATGTATTTCACTCCGTCAGCGGTATTAGCTTTCTTATATCCTATGTTATGCTGATTCAAGAAAGATTCCAAGTCAAATTTCTCATCCCTGTTTCCGTGCCAATTTGACGGTAGAGGTTGCACAGACTCTTTCGGCAACAAGCCAGCCACCGACTTTATCTGCTCAATCGTGACCGTTTTTATCTCGTCAGGAACATAGACAATCATCGCCTCACGCCACGGACGGTTGTCAAGATTCGCCCCCTTTTTTGCGGTCGTGCCGTACAACTTGCATATACGTCCAGCATTGAACACCTTCTCGTCTATCTCAACATCATTATCAGTGAACATCACAGACAAAGACTGCAAGAAAGACTTCAAAAGTTCTGTCGTTTCATTGTCATTCGGCAAATCTATCCGAAACAACAAATGCCATCCGTTGCCCGATATACATATCACAGGGTCTGCGAATCCGCATCTGCGAAGATAGATAAACACATTCTGCGCTTTCTTATGCGCCAGTTCTAACTCCTCATCAGACGAATTGACACCAGTCGCACGCTTCGGGTCAAAATCTATCAAAAGCCACCGTCTGCGAGTTATGTCACCGTCAGCAGTTGTCGCTTTCGGGGATTTCACAATCTTCTCGCATTGCTGTCTCCCATAACAAGCCTCGTTTATCTCATTCAACGTGAAATAAATCTGCTCATCATCTAATTCACAATAAGGCTTTATTGCGTCAATCATCTTGTCAACCGACTTGAAATAACCGCTATATTGGAATTTACCCAATATCCTTATCTCAAACAGTTCATCAGGCCGTTTGAAGACCTTATGCCACTTATATATTTCGTCAATGTCCATTTTTCTTCTTGTTAGTATTTGTTCCACTTTTTAGTTTTCTTATCCCATACTATAACCCCACGGGCATTGTTAAGCTTTATCTTCGCACCATCAGGACGATTCTCGTCAGTATACCCGTCATAGATTCTTTCATCATAAAAATTGTCCATGCTGCAATACATACCGCAATCCTCATCATACCAGATATTGAAACCTTGAGGCATATACTTTCCATCAATAAACATTGATGGGTCATAGGACACGTTGTTGTCTTTATATACTACCGACTTGAATATCTTGTCACGTAAATAACGCTCAAAGTCTTTCTGAAATCTGACTTCCCTGCTTTCAACATATGCCCTTATATGCGGCAACACCATTTCCTTTTCTTCATTCGTCAACTTATCCCAATATGTTTTCGACTTTCCTTTGCTACCTTTTCTCCGATATGCTTTCCAACATTCCTCAAAAAGCTCGTCTTTTTTTTCTTTTAGTATATTTTCTTTTTTTTCTATATCTATTAATATATCTTTATTATCATGTAAAATTTCTTTATACCCCTGTAAAGAATTTTTATACCCTGTAAAATTTTCTGCTACCCCCCCAAACTTAATATTCTGATATGTTTTGACTGTTCTGTAAGAGTTGAAAACAACCTTGTTCCGTGTTTCAACCGTCTTTGTTATCAACCCCTTTTCCATTAAACTCTTCAATACTTTGTCTACTGTCGGCAACGAACATCCCAACCAATCTGAAATGTATTTCCTACTCCCATTAAAACAACTCTCACCATCCTGACAAAAGCCGTAAATAACAGAATAGCATAATAATTCATTGCCACTTAATCCTAGGGCATTTACCATCCAACCCAAAACCGTAATGTAATTGTTGTTTTCTATCATAATATTGTGGTTGTTAAGGCAGCTGGCGGATAATCCAAGGCAACCACTCCTCTTCATACCCGCCAGTTACACAAATCAGTTATAACTTTATCCTATAAGTCAAAAGCATCTTTTGTGGTTGACAATGCTTTCTCATGCGTTCTACAATGCAAAGGTAAACAATTAATTTGAATATTCAAAAAATTATCCGAACAAATTCAATTGACGAGACTCATTTTCTTTCTCGATGAACATTTTTCTGAACAAATGATACAAAACATTCACGCAAATCGAATTTCCAGCCAACTTATATTGGGCGCTCTTGCTTAATCCTGTCGACTGAATCTTGTCAATGTCCGCGTCATCAACATCCATAATCCTGAAACACTCCCTAGGCGTCAACTTGCGTATCTCAAAATCCAAATCCTCAAGCTCCTTCGGCAATGTCAAAGGAATCAAACTCTTTTTTTCTTTCTTTGTTTCCATTTTCTTGTTTTTTTTGTTAATTATTATAGTCTTCAGCAAATGCGGCGTCGACCCATGCGTTCCAGCTGGAATCGCACGGCATACACCATCTGAACGTTGCACAAAGTCCTGCTGATGAACCTTACCTTTTGTCGGTCTTAATTTACCGACCGTTATTCCAGTTCCCATTTTGTTCATTTTATCTTGAATTACTAAATAATTGTTGTGCTCAAAAGAAGAACAAGATATTGTCGGCATTTCACCAACTTTCATGAATCCGCCACAGAACAAACCTCTCGGGTATCGCCAAATCCACATACTTTATGTTGCTTAGGTATTATCACACCAACAAAACCGCTTATTGTACGAATCGTAGGGAATGTGTCGTTAGAAAACGTGTCTATCGCATTTGTCCTGTCGTCAAAGCCACGCACACCGCCACGAATCTGACAAGAACAACTCCTTGTCATGTCAACACCGTTACATATCCTGATTCCAAGTTTCTTCATAAATACTTTCCATTCACTTTTATTATCTTCGGCTCTAACATACCACCACCCATAGTGTGTATTGTCGGGGCAACACCCTTCACGCTAAATACTTTTCCCCTGTCACAACGACCATGGAACCTGTCAGGGAACAAATTAAACAACTGTATCAGTCTCTTTTCTTTCATTTCTTACCAATATTAATATTGGCAATCCGACATCAGTCGTGCCAATCGTAGGACAATACCCCCCCTAAATCGTTGATTTAGAAGTACTTTCGCAGCGTTTCTCTGCAAACTGCCTACTATCATGTATGGTTTTAACTTTCTTTTTCCAATAAATTTCAATAACGTATGTCATAGACGCCCCACCGTAATTCAGCAGATTCTTCCAACCGAACTTGAAACAACCGCTTAAAATCGTACGAGCATTGCCATCGTCACATACGTTTATCAACTTTCTTATCATATATTTCCAATATAACCGAATCTTTTTCAACAAAATTTGAAGACAAACACAACGAAACACCTTTGTCAGTACCTATCTCCAAATACCTGGCCGTAGTACCGTCAGCACGAAAACGCTTACGTAAAGCACAACTGCGACGCGAAATAACCGCCCTTTGCCTACTTATCACAACATACGGAACCATATCACTAAAATAATTACAACAAATCGTGGGCGAATAAATCTTGAATAACCGCATCTTGCCACCCTTACGACCCTGCTTCTGCATTATGAACTTTTCCATACACCTCAACCAAAAATGTTGCACCAGACGCATCTACACGGGTGTTTATCGTACCACTTATCTTGTCATCAACATAACCCACCCTGCCAAACTGACAATCTATGTAATACTTGCCGACCCGACCGTCTTTCTTGCAATCTACAAGAAAACGATGCAAAACTGGAATCACTCGCTTATACATAATCTTAATCTATTTCTTCAACATCATCAAACAACATACCAAAATCAGAATCAGAATCAGACAATTCCGAACCATCAGAAAAATTCAATACCCTGTCCTTCGATAAATAATAACTGCGGTCAACCTCATCCTCCAATAAGTCCTCTAACACCTTCTCACAACCAAACGGCTCTGGAAAATTATAATACGGAACACCATCACAAGCATCACGCAATATCGACACCACAAACACACGCTCCCTGTGCTGAGGCACACCATAATCACGAGCGTCCAACACCTGAGTGAAACTGTCATAACCTATGTCATCCAACTCACGCAACAACGCGTGAAAATCCTTTATGAACTTACTGCCAACCAAATCAGACACGTTCTCCATCAATAAATATTTCGGACGCTTGACACGAAATATACGCAACGCCTCCCATGCCAAACTGCTCCTGGTACCACTGTCCTTCGACAATCCTGCCTGACGACCAGCACCACTTATGTCAGTACAAGGAAAACTCCACGTCATCAAATCACAATCAGGCACATCTTTCGCGTCAACCAAACTTATGTCACCCAAATTCAAATCCACAGCCTCTGGATATAATGCGTTATGGGCAACTATCGCACCACGGTCTATCTCACACCAACCGACCAACTCATATGCGAACTCTGGATAAACACGACGCAAACGGTCTAATGCCAAACATTGACTGTCATAACCACTAAACAACGTCACAACACGCAACTTGCAACCTTCCGTGTAATCAATCTTCATTACTTCCATAAAAATAAAAATAAAACGTTTGTTGATATATTTTTTAAACAAAAAACACTTCACCAAAATCAAAAAACACCTGCCTATATATTTATATCTTATAACCTGTTTTGCGATTTCCTTCTGCAAAGTTAAAGAAAAATTTTAAATACTCCAAATATTTTGGCAAAATAAAAACAACAAAACAACTATTATATATATAATATATAAAAATAAATACAACAACTACTAAATATTAACAATAACAATTAACTAAAACACTATACTAGTATGCATAACTAATATATTTAAACACTATGTACTATGTACTATAAAAAAAAGAAAAAAAACAAAAAAAAAGAAATTTTTTATACCCCATAAACAAAAAAAACATGCAAAATTATAACTAATTAAGCAAAAATTCCATAAAATGCCATGTAACGCACGAAAAATAAAAAGATGGACAATTTATCATCTGAATAAATAAAACGCAATACAACGCACCGCAGACACTAAATCAAGCACAATTCTTAATTTAATCAACCAAAACAATAAACAATATAAATGACAAACAAACAAATTTTCCGTTTTTTCGTTTTTCTGAAAATTTTTTTCGGAAATTTTTTTTTCGACAAGAGGGTGATATGCACCATCCCTGCCGCCGCCGCACACGCCCCCCCCCGCCACCTGAAAAATGAAGATGTACCGGTATCAACTCGCTGATTTTCAGTAATTTAGACAAAATATATTGTTCGTTTCAAATTGCCTAAAATGCTGATATATCATTGATTTTCAGTTAATTGTTTAAAATATACCTGATTTACTAATTAGAATAAATCTATATAAGAATATCTTTATAATATATTGATTTATTTTAACTACCTACATACACACTATTACTAACTATCTACTATTTACTAACTACACACAAACTATAATTAGTAAATAGTAATACTAACTATATAGATGCATTCTTTCAGGTTTATTTCTGTTGTTGTAATATTCAATTTTTATGCAATTTTGGTAAAATATACAATATTCTCGCATATTTTGTTATTAGATTGCTGATTTTTAGTTATTTGCATTGTATATTTTTAATCTTTCACTATTTAAGCAGCATGCAAAGAAAATAGGTTGTTTTTGTTTGTTTTTCAGGCATTTAAAATAAGTGTTTTTTTATTCTGATAATTGACAGAAAAAAAGTAAAATAGTACACAAAATAAAAGTGTCAATACGTAAAAAGTGTCAAATCGTAAAAGTGTCAGTAAGTAAAAAAGGCATTTTACTTTACAAAATGTTACTAAATTGTTTATTTTGCTTACATTTTGTCAGATTCTTAAAATTTGCTTTTTGTACGATATTACTTTTTTTGCTAAATTTATTGTCCTTTTCTGACTTAAAATTTGTTAATTGGTAAAAATGCAGATATTTTTCACTTTCTTTATAACTACCTATAAATGAAAATGATAGTGATATTTTTATAGAGAAAGTTATTTTCTTAATTGTTAAAAACATTTAAATTGAAAAAAATAATTACACTAAACTATTGACAGAACAAAAAGATAGTCGTAACTTTGCAATACAATTTTGAAAACAGCGACAACAAAACAATTTTTTAATAACATTTAAAATCTTTTTTTAATTATGAAAACTTCTAATAACAAAACAAACAAGGCCAACAGCAAGGCAACAACTAGTCAGGTTATCAACAACGCAAAATCTGATATCAAGAATATCAGTCCGTTTTTCTACATTAATTCGCTGACTAAATTAGCTAAAAAGAATGAGTTTTGCGAGCACAAAAACGTAAAGGTTGTATGTGACAAAATCAAGGATATTGCTAAAGCAAAGGGCGTGGGCGGCCGTTATGGCTTTTGCGCTGACTTGCTTACTAAGGATAGCCGCGGCCGGTTCTGCTATTCCTTGCCGCGAAAATTGCATTCGTTTGCCCTGATGGGCCAATTCTTTACGCCTGAAGAGCTCGATAATGCCCCTGTCTTTGACTACGACACGGACACAGTAGATGTGCGTTTCGACACGAAAGGCCGTGATGTGGTTAAAACCGAAAACGGCTACGGCGTATTACAGCCAATTCCTTTCACGCTTCTAGGATTTTTGGGCGCTTTCGCTGAAATCGTGAAAATCAACGAGCAGCAGCTAGCAGCAGCCGCCAAATCAGCCGCAAAGCGCGAGCGTGAGCAGCAGCGCGCCGCCGCCGCCATCATTGCCGCCTATAATCAGGGCGTAATTTCAGAATGCGAAATGAATACTAAATTGGCGGAAATTGCCTAAATTCAGGTTGGGCCGTTAATTCGGTGCTTTGCTAGTTCTGACTAGCTTTGCGGCTGTTCGAATCAGCCACGGCCCACAAATTTTTATCAGGTTTAGAAAAACCTGATGCCCGGCCACAGCGGTGGCAAATCGGTACGCTGTTAAAGATAAATTTTTGTGCCTGACTAAAACCTTTGCAAAAGTGCGGGTTTGATTTAATCAGGTTGATTTTAGCAAAGTGCAAATCAGTCTATTTTATTTTAAGTCGATAGTCAGTCACTCAGGTTGACACCTGACAGCGAGCGCAAATAAGCAAGCAAGCGAAAGCAAGCAAGCCGCGCTTTGAAATATGGGATATCAAACAAAGGCCCGTTTCTGCAATTTAATCATTGCGCCAAAGTGAGTAGTTTACGGCTTTTGTTCTGCTGACAACCCGTTGTTAGCTCATTTAAGGCTTTGCTAGTCGATAGCGCTGTGACAGCGCGGCCACTTCAAGCGAGCTTGACAATTTGAGAAACATCTGAAAGCAGAACAAATCAATAAGTGAAAGCGAATAACGATTGATGAAAAAGAAACGGCGGACCAGAAAACTTTGCGGGCCAATCGGTTTGCAATCAGGTTGCAACCTGAAACGAAAGCGTTTTATTTGCGGTTGCTTTCGTTTGCCGCCTGACAAACCGATTAAGCAAAGAGGGCACAAAGGTACGGGGGCCGTTGCTCCACACCTTACAACTGATTTTCATTTCGGTTTTGGTGTGTGCAACATACGTACCTTGCTTGCCGCTTTCCTGATTGGGTGAACAGTCAGGGAGCGGCAAGCGGACGGGTTGTTTTTCCAATTGGTGTTTGCTAACTAGTTATTAATTTAAAAACGATTTGCCTATGAGATAAGATAGTTGGCTATAACCTGACTAGCCATCAGGTGGGAGAGTTGCAATGTGCTGTGGCGCAACGTAACGGTGGCCGAGCAATTTCGTTTGCTGGCTGCTTGATTACGGGCGGTTCGATTCCGCCCTTTCCTTCAAGTTTTTTTATTCATTTATTAATTTCTAAAATTAAAGCACTATGGTTATCTTAACAAACACAACAAGCGGACAAAGAATCGAGTTGAACACTAATTTCAGGGGCGTGACCCCTGACGGGAAAGTGGTTTTTAGACCTGACGGAAGCAAGCCAGGCCGCCGTTTTTTTAACACCTACACCCAATTATATTGGGACGGTGTGACTGAAAACGAAAACGGATGCCCGTTATTGACGGTTATTTGCGGATGGAAAGCAGAGCACAGAGGACGTGGCCCACGCAAGCCACGTACACCGAAACCGCAACCTGAACCTGAAAACGTTGAACAGGAACAGCCTCAGGTTGAAGAACCCGCCGTGCAAATCGTGAACACAGATGAGCCCGTCAGACACAAGAAGTTTGATATGCTTTGCAAAATGGTTAAGAAGGGAATCGCCCCGTATTTGTGGGGCCCGTCGGGTACTGGCAAAAGCGAATTGGCGAAACAAACTGCGCAAGCGTTAGGCTTGCCGTTTTACATGATTTGCAAAGTTAGTGATGTATTTGAGCTCAAAGGCTTTGCAGACGCTGAAGGCCGTTTAGTGGAAAATGATTTCTACAAGTCAATGAAACACGGCGGTTTGCTGCTGTTTGACGAAATGGACTGCTCCAACGAGAACGCACTGAAAGCGTTTAACGGTGCTATGGCTCAGCGGTGTTTCTCTTTTCCTGTCGAGGGTATGGTTGAAGCCCACCCCGATTTCAGGGTAATTGGCGCAGGTAACTCTGGCGGCACTGGAGCCACGGAAGAGTACACAGCGTCTAATATGATTGACGCTAGCACACTCAATCGTTTCAAATATATTTTCGTTGATTACGATGAGCGTATTGAGCTCAAGTGTGCGAAAGGTGACAAGCAGCTTGTTGATTTTATACACTTGCTTCGTGAGTCTGCAAAGCGCAACGGCGTTTCTCAAATACTCTCATACCGAAATATAAATCACTTGGTTGAAGGCCAAGAGATAGGCGAGCCGATTGAAGAAAACATTATATCATCTGTGCTAAAAGAGAAATCCACCGATGAGGTACGGATGATGTGTAATGGTCTTAATCTTGACTTTGCGACACATCCCGAGAATAAGTGGTTGCAAGCATTGACCAAAATATACAAGAACGGTGTTGAAGTATATCGTTAAAAAACAAACCGACAATGAAAGATATAGTTTTAAAATACAACTCCCTGAATGAATTCGGGGAGTACCTGAAGAACGCAAAAACGCAAAAGGCGTTCTTAGGAGAGTCAGCGTTGAAAACATCTGAATCAGGTTGGGCTGGCACCCGCACATGGGATGATGCCCAAACCCTGATGATGTTTGGCGACGCTGATGCCGCCAAAAAGATTCAGCAGGGGACCACCAACGGCAAACCGATTCAATCGGTAAAGCCACAAAGCAAGCAAAAACAAATTCTGAGTTATGCGGGCTACGCTCCTTGCGTACCAGCATACCTTGCTGGTAGTCCACGCAATATGATGCGAAATGTAACCGTTCAGCAGAAAGCGAAGGTGCTAACAGTCGTGTACAACATCAGCGCAAACGGCGGTTGGTCTTCTACGGCTTTGGCACAGGCATCGTTTAAGATGTTACAAGCACTCTACAAGCTTGAGCAGAAAAACGGAATTAGGATAAACTTATACGTATGTGACTGCTCATATTCAAAAGGGCAACACATCATGCCAGTTGTAAAGATAAAGGACAGCGGTCAGTATTTCAACTTATTGAAATGCGCTTATCCTTTGGTAAACCCCGCTATGATGCGGCGGCACGGGTTCCGTTGGCAAGAGGTGACCGTGGGTGTTCGCTCGTCTTTCGGTCACGGATATGGCAGCGCACAATACGACAACAACGTGGTAAGGAATCTCATAAAGAAAAACCTACCACAGTTGAAACCTGACTATGTGCTTGGCATCAATGACGCATACAACTGCATTGATGCAGACGAACTCATAAAGAAAGTATTTACTAATAAATAATTAATAACAAAACGTTGCGCCCGACACGTACAAGGGTATAAGAAAATGGCACAGAAAATTGCTAGAGCTATTGAGATTGATTACGAAGTAGTTAACAACATCTATATGGACGAAGAAACTCGTGAAATGTTAATCAACGAGTTCCGTGCTCTTGAGGAGTACGTGACAAAGTACGGTTCAACGGAAGACATTTGTAAGTTCTACGGTGTATAACACCGAAAAATCACTATCATCGGGCGGCTGCTTGTCAGTCGCCCACAAACACAAAAAACAAAAATGAAAGTTCTGACAAACATTATAACTATTATTGCATACGTTTTGTTATTTCCGTTTTTCATAGCGGATGTATGCAAGACCGCTTATTCGTGGCGGTCAGCTAGATTTGCCGACGTGACAAGGTTCTGTTTCGGAGCCTGGTGCCACACAGTTAACAACATTATTTCGTTCAACTAACAAAAACATATCATTATGAAAACGATTCTTAACCTTTTTCGTGATGGGGAAAAGACCCCAGCACAGCTCGTATTAATAACAATTTCGTTCATTCTAACAAACTTGTTTTTTCTATGGATATCGTAATTGCTATAACGTCTGCGACAGTCCTCATTTGGGGACTGGTCAAGAACTGTCAGGAGTGCGACAAATGGCGTCGCACTTCATACAAACGCAGATTCTAATAATTAATAATTAATTAAATTAATAAATAAATACTAAATATATTTTATGGAAACAAAGTCAATGATTGGTCTGCCAGTTAAGTTTGAGGCAGAAAAATGTTATCAGCCAGATGCTGGCAAAAAGGTGAACACTTTCGGAGTAATAACAAACTACATCGCCCACGGCTGTTGGGGAGTGAAATATTCTTTCTCCGATGGCGAAGTGTGTGAGTCTATGATTCACGCTTCCAGACTTTCGGCTTGCGAAACAGAAGACGAAAAGAAAATGGCACAGGAATCTGCAAAACGCTGGTGCGATTCATTGGGCACGGATGACGAAGTGGTGAATCGTGCTGTCTCTTATTACAATGCTGGCGACAATCAGTCGTGCGTGAATCTGTTGACGAAGCTCGGGCGGCAAAGAAACATAATATTGGGAATCGTTAAAATTTAAATTCATTATGAAAATTAGAAGAAGCGTTGGTAATCTTGGACGATTTAACGGAAGAAATTGCATACCAACCAATGATTGAATCTATAACCAAAGCAATGGGAAAGATAACAATTGCAAAGCAAGCAATTAAGAACAAACAAAAAAAGGAAGTCAAACTCAGAAGAATGGAGGCCGCCTTCATCAAGAGGATGCTTGACCACTGGATTGAGAGTGCTGACATCAGGTATATCTTTGCGAAGACGGCGGAGCAAAAGCAAAGAATAAGCGAGGCCAACGACATCGCAATTTTGACATCAGCTAAAATCGGAAAGATTCTCCAATAAAAAAATGAAGACAACAAAAAAAGTAACCAATCTCGTCTTGCTCGTCAAAGAAATTCAAACAGGATTTGACGAGCAAGGCAATGAATTTGAGTCCTTGATATGTGAAGACTCTCAGGGGCGTGCATTCGTGATAGGTCTAAACGCCGCCAACTATAACTACAAACGTTATAAAGTTGGCGACATCTTTACAATAAAGTCGGCTCGGTGCTATTCGGTAAGTCCGACATTAAGTTTTCTATATTACGTAAGAATAAATCATTTAAAATAAAAAAACAAAACATTATGGAAACAATTAGAATCAGAAAAGGTGACGAGTACGCAAAGCACGTCGCAATGATTTCACTTTGCCAAATCAATCAGCGAATTGCAACAAGCTGGGGAATATCAAAAATTATTTGTGTTTATGTAAACGAGATGCCAGCTCTCGGATTGTTAGTGAACGGATTCATTCATCAAGGATGGGTGTTCGTTGCACTCAACGAAAGGACTGACACTTACGAGCTTTTTACAGTTGAAAACAAAGATAAGATGGTGATAGTTGTCAAGAAACATATTGATGATGTCTATTGTGATATGTTGACTGATACCATTGATGGTATGATTGAACGTGACCCATCTTGGTCAGACGAAGAATATAATTCTAAAGTTGACAAATGGCTTTCTGAAACTGCATAAAAGACAGGGCGCAACGGTCTTTGAGCCTACCCTTTGATGAGGATTGCGCCCACAAAAAAAGGCTTGTATTTGCGGTACGTAACCAACCTTTGAAAATGTGCCTTGGCAATAGCCTAAATTTGAAAGCGGTGGTTGAACAGATGTGCTATCAGACTTGACGGGCAAATTATTATTAACAAATAAAATATTTAAAAAATGGGAAAATGGATTTTTGAAGACATCCAAAAAATTAAGGATGCTGTCTTGTATGGTGACACGTCAAGACCACTTGAAGAAAGAATTGCTGATTACAACGATTGGTTAAGAAGATGCGTTAAACCAGAGTTATACGTGAAATACATTATATGGCAACACGATGTTTATGTTGATTTATTCAATGTGATTGTGGCTACAAAGAATGTTTATCATGATGTATCTGAAAATCAAGTCGCTGAATGGGTAAAGAAAAACAAAGAAGAACATCAGATGATTGTTTAACTAATAATTTTTTTCAGTATGAGTTTTATAATATTTTTCGGAATGATTTTCTACTACCTTGGCGGTGGCTGGCGTAAGTAACCTAAGGAATAAGAAAAGATTGCTGAGCTATCGGCATGACGGGCATTAAGTTATTAATATCTAATAATAGAGAAAAAATGAAAAAAATTGAAATTAACAAAATCGAGACAATTGAAGATGTGAAAGCATTCTTTAAGTACATAACAGAAGATTTGAACTTAGTATGGGCACCTGATGAAGCATTCGTATGGGCTGCTTTTGAAGGCGCAGACTGGCAATACTCGTTTGAAGATGCTGTGGCCCTTGACAAGGCCATGAACGCATGCTATAAAGTATGCGGAGCAGAAGAAGTTGGTCGATTGGCTTTTGAAGCCGTTGACACATACCTTTCTCAGTTTGAAATAGACGAAGACGAAATCTAATCTTATAAATTATAATTAAAATATGGAAAAGAAAAAATATGTAACATATCTTCGAGTTTCTACACAGAAACAAGGAGCTACTGGATTGGGATTGGATGCCCAGAGAAAAATGTGTGCTGATTTTATAGCACACAACAACGGCGAGATGGTTGCTGAATTTACGGATGTTGAATCTGGAACACACCGAGACCGCAAAGGTCTTTGGACAGCAATTGAATATTGTTCCAAGAAAGACATCCCATTGGTCATCGCCAAGTTAGACAGACTTGCCCGTGATGTTGAATTTACCTTTAAGGTAATCAACACTGGCATTGACATTCACTTCTGCGACATGCCACAGGTGAACACAATGATTTTGGGAGTGTTCGCCTCGGTAGCACAGTATGAAAGGGAGTTGTGTAGCGACCGCACAAAGAAAGCCTTGGATGAGAAAAAACGTCAGGGATGCAAGCTGGGTGGTGCTACCGAAAAGTGGCAAGCTGCAAGAGCTGCCAAGAGCCACGAACAGCTCAAGGAAGAAGGGGCTAAACGTGGAAACACAATGAAGAGACACTTTCAGGAAAACCGTGATACACAGGCACTCATGAAAATATTCCGTAAAGTGTTTCCTGATGCGACACAAAGCGATAATCCCGAAGAATGGACGTGGAATGAAATCAACACAAAAGTTGACGTAAGAAGTCAAATTCGTCAACTGATGGTTGATTTCAAGGATATGGACGGAACTGGGAAATTGTTCTTAAAGTGGGATTTGGCTGGACTGACTGACTTACAATTCCAATTGAAATTGTCAAGTGCAATTAAATCCATCAGACGTTCTATTCTATCTTGAAATCATATGTGTATATTATTTATATTTGTTAATAATTCTTAAAAGTAAAGATTTTTCTACAAATTATTTTACGTATTCAAAATTATTACTTAACTTTGCAACGAAAAACAAAATCACAATTATTATGGAAACAATTATGAAAGAAAGAAAGTGTTGTATCTGTGGAAAGCAGATTATTAGGGGATTCGGGAACAATCCCACGCCAGTGAAAGCAAACGGAGTTTGTTGCAATGCTTGCAACATGAACAAAGTCATTCCAGCACGTCTGGCAATGATGCTCCGATAGTTTATTAAACAGGGTGGCGGTTCTTCCGTCACCCACAAACAAAACAATGATTATGAAAGCAAAACTTTTAAAGACAAATTTAGACGTAATAGACGTCACACCTAAGAACGGAACAGACTTCTCTCTGGAGGAGCTAAGAGGATTTGTAGGTGGACATATCGAAATCGTAGAACTGCATAATGGTCAGATTATGGTTGTTAATGAAGAAGGAAAATTGTTGGGTCTCCCAGTCAATGCACTTGCTACAAACTGTCTTTCGCTTATCTTTCAGAAAAGAGGAGTGACTGATATAATTGTCGGCAACGTTCTTCTTTGTGATTCCGAGATGGTAAAGTAAGTTTAACACGTTCCACGGCAAAGTTCACTATCACTTGCCGTGGAACTTCAAAACGCAACAAAACTATGGCAACAATTTATGGAGATGTAAAGCAGTTTGAAAGCATCTTAAAATCGGCTCGTCAAATAATGGAACGATACGAATACACCCAAGAAGAAGGCTATGAACCTTTGGATGATTGCGATGGTCGTGACCTTGCCCCCGAGTTTTATGAGTGGGCAAAACGTATCGCAAAGGAAGCGGATTATTATCTTTCTTTTAAATAAATAATAAATAACTTTTAAAATTTTCTTATCTATGATTTTTACTAATGTATCAAGGCTTAGTGCCGAGTCAAAGGAAATGGAGTTTGGCACATTGAATCAAATTTGTGTCGGTGAAAACGGGCGTGGACGCAAGGAAATAAGACTTGCTTGTCCTGTTGATTGCGAACTGACCCGTGGATGTAACTTCGATTACACCATAGGACTGACAAAATCAGGGCGTCCAAGAATAAACAAGTTAAACGACAACAAAGTTTATTTGTTGCTTTCATCTAAAGGAAGATACACACGCCGTGGCAATGGATGGATAGGTGGTTGGATAAACAACACCGCTACATACAAAGTCCTTGCCAAGGGCAATGGCGCTGACGGTGATGCAGGTCGTATCGGACAATGGGATTGCTTACTCATTGAGATTGAGGGCACACCTGAAAACGATTGGATTCGTATTCGTACTGGAGGTGGTGGTTACGGAACATCGCCACAATGGCTGAACATATCAAGCAAAGGATTCTTCCTCTTTGATGAAACCGATGATGCTATCGCTTTTGCGGATTCTTTGGGGATTGATTTCCCTGATATTGACAATTGTAACGACATTGAAGATATATTTAAAGACTTAAACATATGATAGAACTATTAAACGAAGCATTATCTAGTCCAAACAAATGTTTTACTGAAAACATAGACGGACACAAAATCGTTTTCTTTTACGACAGTTAGAAAATGGTTTGAAGCACATTTCAGTTATAATCCGAAATGGGGACATATAAATAAAATATATATATGCAACTTCCCCAGAAGAGTTAATTGGGAAAATCAGGAACGAAATAAAGCAATACTAAAAACTTTAATCAAATCAAATAAGATATGCTAAACACAATGGAAGACCGCTACAAGGTAGTTGCAACATTCCCTAACGGGAAGATGGTGACGATTATGTCAGAACGAGAGATAAAGGCATTCTGCAAACGCAACGAATGCAAAGTCCAGACCGAAAACGGACTGATAGATGTGTCCGAATTTAAGTTCGGATACAGAATCAGACCGATTACAAGATTCGGTGCTGTTATCGAAACACCTGATATTAACTTAGTAACAACATAATTATGAATAACATTGAAATGCAAACAATGAATGCGGTGCAATCCATAAACCGCAAGATGTGTGACCAGCACGAAATAGACTGGGAAAAACGCACATGGGAATTGTATAAGTTGTACCTTGCAAAGCGAGAGCCGATTGATGCTCTCGCAATCGCAGACGCTACAACAAAGTATTACAAAGATAATTACAAAAAATTATTATACGATGAATGAAGTAACGAATTTCATGTGGTATATGTTCAACAAATGGACACCATACGAGGCACAAACGGTCTTTGGTGAAAACCTTGGATTGCATATATACAACAAATGGGTGGAATCAAAAAACACCTTATATTGGTATGCGAATCTCGACAACGAATGTCGGCAAATGGTCGTAGACAGGGCAAACGAATTGTATAACAAATAAAAAAACACAACAACTATGGATGATTCATTGAAAAAATTTACCCCAGAAAGTGCGAGGAAAATTGAGGATTATGCAAATTCCATTCTTGCATTTTGCTCTGATGAGGCAAACAGCACAATGGATGTGATGATGATAATGGCACTTGCATCCGCCAAAATGTTACATACATTTGGCATATACGTAGAACAAGATGACGATGTGCCCCCTTTTGATAAAGAAATACTCAAGAAAGAATTTGAAACAAAGTTTCTTTCGCTTCTTGGTAAATTTCAAGAGATGCTAAAGAAATTTTCTTGAAAACCATTTGGAATATTCAAAATTATTGCTTAACTTTGCAATATTATTTTGTGATTTATAATAATTATGGTATTTTAGATTATTTAGTATTTAAGAGTGTGGGAAGTGAACGCAAGGAGTTGCGGAAACTTCCAAAAAAGCAAAGTCGGTTTGCGAAAATAGACTTGCTTTTATAAATAGACGGTCAAACGGTTTAAGTGTCGGTTCGATTCCGACTATGACCACAAATGTTATTAATGTTTTGTTAGATTTTTCATAGTGTTCGGTCGCACTTGTTTGTGAAAATAGGTGCGATTATTTCAAAGAATTATTTATTAACTTAAAAACAATATAATATAGAGATTATGAAAACAATTAAAACAACTATCTTGGCAATTATGCTCATTGCAAGTTTCATCTTGCTGATTGCGGAAACAGACAATTTTGAATCTTTTGTAGCAACGAAGATTGCTTTCCTGATTGATGTGATTGCCATGACCTACCTTTGGCAATGGTGGGGTATGGATAAGTACTACAACAAATACATAAACAACGAATAAATATGATAAACCAAAACGAAGTGTTTTTAAGCGGTCGTGTCAATGATGTGGCTTACAAAACCACTAAGACCGAAAAACAATATGCGACAATTAAAATTATAACTAACACTTACCAGCACCGAAATGGCAAAACGGAGTCTTATCCGACATTCATATCTTTGATGGTGTTCAACGAAAAGCAAGTTGAATATCTGAAAGAGATAGATGTGAAGAAAGGTGACTTTGCCAACGTCCGTGGTAAGTTGAGCAATTCAAAGTCAAACAAGGGATTTGTACAACTGTCCGTACTTGTAAGTGACATCACTATCGCACGTGTCGTCAAAGAGGACACACCGAACACGGATGATGTTATGGAGTTGGAAGAACCTATAGATGATTTCTGATATGGGAAAAAAAATAGAACTGGAAAACGTTGCATCGTGTGTGTGTGATTATTATGGAATATCATTGACACAGCTCATAGAGCAACGAAGAACACAAGATATAATTCAGGCAAGGGAAATACTTGCAAAGTTATGCAACGTGTTCTGTGGCGCAGGATGTGCAAAAATAGGACGATTCCTTAATCGTCATCATACCACCGTAATCAACTCCCTGAAAAAGTATGGTGACGATTACAAGTATGATGCGGAGTTCAGAAAGAAAGCGGATGATATTGGGCAAGAAATTGTAAGAAGATATGCGGCACAAGAACATATTAGTCCTTGAAGGACGAGTCGGAAATGATTTCCGATATTCTCGCACGATAGAAGGGCGTGTGTATGCATCGTTCACGCTCCAAGTAAAATCATTCGACAAGGAGCTGAAAGACTCTACTGAAAACAAAGAACACATCAGTATCAGGATAGAGGTTTTTGACCATAAACTTGTAAAATACTTGCAAGCTGTTAACTGTCACAACGGATGTTTGGTCAACATACTTGGACGGCTTAACGCCTACAAGGCAGAGAAAAATGGTGTGACGTTCTATCAGAACGATGTTGTAGTGAGAGATATAAACGTAATAAAAACATTAGCAGATTAAAAAAATGGTAGACTACAAACAAGAAATTATCAACACAAGAAAAGGTTGTCTTGGCTCGTCTGACGGTCGTTTGCTCGCCCAAGTGGCAACGATGGGATATGTGCCAAAGTCGGCACGAAAAAGACTCGCAATAGTAAAGGGTTTGATAGAGCCGCAAGAGAATGTCGTGACGGATGCAATGCGTTTTGGTGACATCATCGAGAACACGATATTTGAGCAACTGGCTTTGCAATCAGACAAGCATTATCTTTCCAATCCACTATGGGTGTCAAAAGAATATGGAGGTCACAATTTCAAGTTGATTACACATCCTGACATCGTGCTTGAAGATGAAGAGACAAAGACGTTGTATGTGTATGAAGTAAAGACCACAAAAGAAAATTGGAAAGGAACAAGAGACCAATACAAAGGACAACTTTACATTCATCATATCATAGCAAGGGAAAAAATTAAGGACAGGACAAAAGAAGGATGGAAGACCAAACTTATGTTGGTGACTTATGACACGAATGGTCTTGATTTAACAGACCCGAATGGTCTCGAGTTCGACCCAGACAGAATGGAAATCGGCACAGTCAGATTCATCAACCCGCCTTTCAACATCAAGAAAGCACTAAAACTCATAGATGAGTATCTTGATGACCTCGTTGAGTATTATGATGAAGATGAGGTCAATGCGGACTTGTTGCCAGTTAATGTGAAGACTGAGTTCGACAAGATGATAACACTACTTGCGGAAATAAAACAACGTGAGAAAGCTGTCGAAGAGTTCAAGCAGAAATTGTATGATTTCATGGTTGAGAAAGAAATAAAGTCTGTCAAGAATGATGAGTTCACAATAACAAGAATAGATGCGACTGAAAGCAAGAGCGTTGACTATAAAGCTTTCTTTGATTATTATGCGAACGTGTACCCACGTAAAGCAAGACGATATGCGGAGCAGTATGCAAAAATGACAAAGCGTAAAGGCTATGCAAAAATAACTATTAAAAACAAAACAAATTAATTATGGCTAATTCAAATCTAGTTGCCCTTAAAGGGTATTTTGAGAATGAAAGTGTGAAAGCTAACCTTCGTGCAATGCTTGGGCAGAAAGCGCAAGGATTCGCAACAAGTGTGCTTTCCGTAGTGAATAACAACAAGCTTTTGCAGAACGCAGACCCAAAGACCATCTATTCAAGTGCGATGGTCGCAGCATCATTGGATTTGCCAATCAATCCGAATCTTGGATTTGCGGCTATCGTACCTTACGGTGGCTCGGCACAATTTCAAATCATGGTGCGTGGCTTGACACAACTTGCAATACGTTCAGGACAATATGCGAAAATCACGAATTGCGATGTACATGAAGGCGAACTGATAAAGGCAGACCCGTTTACCGATGAGTATGTGTTCGATGCAACCAAGCGTGTTTCTGACAAGGTGATAGGGTATATGGCGTTCTTCAGGACAATAGGCGGATTTGAGAAATATCTCTACATGACCAAGGAAGAAGCTTTGGCTCACGGCAAGAAATATTCAAAGTCTTTCAGCCGAGGTGTGTGGACTACCGACCCTGATGCAATGGGAAGAAAAACTGTCTTGAAGATGTTGCTTTCCCGATTCGGAATATTATCTATTGAGATGCAGCGTGCAATCAAGTTTGACCAAGGTGTTGTCAAGAACGACCTGACACAAATAAGCAATGTGGATGAAATTGACGATGCCGAGGTTGAATACATTGACAATCCCACTACTGGCGTGGATGAAGAAAAGGCACAGGAGGTCGCAAACAAGTTTGCAGACTTTGAAACCGCACAAGAATGAATAAAGAAATAGACAAAAAAACTAGGACATTGCTCATCATCACGATGTATAATATATTATTCACGAATGATGTAGCAATGTCCTACATCTATAAGTCACTAGAACTGATTGAACAGATGCCGATGTACAAAGGTGCAATTAAGTATCGTGCAAACTTATTACATAAGCGGATGCGAGACTATAACGCAAAGATGGGTAAGCGAATAAAAGAATTGTCTTATTTCTTGGCGGATTTGAATGACGAACTTGAAAGCACCTTAGGACTTGACATGATGAAATTGGAAAACTCTGTCAGGATGGAATTGCAAAGGTGTCATGTGCCGAATATAGAACTTATGGTCAACTTATCAATAGCATATACGATGGTCGACGCCACACTTGCCAATTGTGATGCGGTAATTGATTCGTTGGAAACCAATGTAAAGTTCTATGCGTTGCCAATGAGAAAATACAAATTGACATCAGTTGCTGAAGCGTTCCATCAATTTGCAAGGCTAGTACAAAAAGAAAACGACAAAATTAAAAATTATCATTGTGACTTGCGAAAGAATACGGACATAGAAAATGGATTCCTCATCATTATATCAAAATTAAAAGATGGTGAGTTTATCTTGAAGTTACTTGAAAAGGTTGATACATCAGATTATGAAGAATAAATTTGGAATATTCAAAATAAGTTCGTAAATTTGCAAGGACAATTTACTTTACATACTGTAAAAAAGTTTATGAAAAAGATTTTGGTATTTTATTAATGTTTTTTAAATCCCAGTTTTGCAACATCGGTTTGTGAAAATAGATGTTGTTTTTGTTATACAAAGATAAAACTTAATATATAATTAGTCATGATTAGAAATGAACAAGAGGTATGCAAGTACCTGAAGATACCAGCTATCCCCAAAAAAGAATGGGATAATAAGTCCACTTTTAAAAGTGGAGTTGGTGTTGTTGAACTCTATGGCGACATTGAAAGTTATTGTGTTGTTAAATATGATGATGGCGATTCAAGTCCACATGTGGTGAAAACATTCGACACGGAACCATTTGGTGCGATTAAAAAAATCTTTGTCGTGCCACAATACATGGATGAGGTCGATTTCAAGACCGCAGACTTGGATGAGGAAAGCAAGGCTAAAATGAAATTGCTACAAGAAGAGGCGAAAGAACTTGAAATGGAAGATGTAGAGCATGATGAGATTGAAATGCCGAAGAATGAATATTTCTTTGACAACATCAAAACGGACGATGAAGCGAAGGCGTTTATCAAGGCATATAACAAACGAAATCGGTTGAATGCAAGAGTGCCAAAAACACACCAAGAACTTGTTATGCGGTTAAGTGTTATATGGATGGAAGAGCACAAAGAAAACGATGCTTAATATACTTTTTTATTTTGGCATTGGATTATTGGTGTGTGCCGTTGTTGTCCTGATATTGCTGAAACATGATTGCATAGACGATGATGACTACGATGAAACAATTTATTCACAAGATAAAATAAAACAAAATGGAAACAAAGAAAGAAAGTAACTCACAATTGCAGAAAAGAATAAGACGTGCCATTGTCCACGTTGACAAGACAAAGGACACAAAGGACATTTTCTTCAGCGACCGTGGTCTGAGACTTACCGTCAATGAAGATTATGCCATTGTTGGAACTGGATTCCATCGCCACGTATTTGACAAATATACATCAAGTGGAGTGTCGAAACCCTATGTGTATACTGACATGGTTATTGACTTGGCGAATGCGAATGACTGTGTTGTTGATGATGGAAAGGGGAATAAGAGTTATTCATTCGGAAAGCTGATGCAGACACTGAAAGAAGATTCTGAAAAGCAGACGGAGTATCTTATTGTCCATTATTATTCGATGTGGCTATTTAACGTTTTCAGCCCACTATATTCAATCGGAGAAAGCGAGGCGACTACATTCATCACATACATTGATTACGTGTTTAATATCGCACGAAATGCAATCGTGTTGCGTGAACATACGGATGATTTAACGAACAAGCAATTCATTGAAAACTTGTGCGAGAACATAAAGGAGTTCACCAACAACATAAATGAACGTGTGATATTCCACAAACTGACTGATGACGAGTTTGCACAACAAGAGATGGAAGCAATGCAAGAACAAGAAAACGAGGAAGTGATTATTAAAAAAATTGAGCAAGAAGAAAATGAACGTAAAGATAAAGAAACTGAATGAGAATGCCAAGATGCCATATCGTGCGCATAATACGGACGCAGGATTTGACCTTTATGCAACATCAAGGGTGTTTGATGAGCATGGTGCGGTAGTTTATGGAACTGGAATTGCCTTTGAAATCCCTGAAGGATATGTTGGAATGCTGTTCCCAAGGTCAAGCAACGCAAAGAAAGACTTACTTTTGAGTAACTCTGTTGGAATTTTGGATGCTGGTTTTAGGGGTGAGGTGACGTTTAAATTCAAACCGTCATTGACCGTGTGTGATAAGGATGGTCATGGTCTTTCAGAAACGGATTATCTTGGCACAAAACAAACTGATTTCGACACACAATTCGTGTCATTCTACGGACGTAGTAAAAACTATCCTGATGTAGAGGAAGGCTGCGAGCCATTTCAGCCACGTATGTATGAAATTGGCGATAGGATAGGGCAACTTGTCGTGGTGAAGATTCCTGATGTAGTCTTTGAATGGGCTGACGAATTGTCTGAGTCAGAACGTGGCGAAGGTGGCTATGGCAGCTCTGGGAAATAAAACAAGATAGAAAGATAGAATGAAATATATGGAAAAAGAATTTGAATGGCTAAGCGTCAGCGAGGTGGCGAAACGTGAAAACGTTACCTCGCAGACCATCTATAACAGGATAAGGGAAAACCTTTATGAGACGATGGAGTTCCAGCGTGGCAAATTACGTGGGGTTCTAATCAAGTATTATAAACAACAATAAAAAAAAATAATATGGATAGATTAAAAGGACAGACAACGGTGGAATTGGAATCCCTGATGGGAATGGTAGATTATATCCACAAGTTAGAAGAACACAACAAGGCACTTTCCGACCAAATAGATGAGTTGAAAGAAAAGGAAGGACAACGAGTGATTGTGTGCTACATAGATGATGACGGTGAAGAATCAATAGACTTAGAAGATTTTGAAGACGTAAAGAAGGATGTCGAAAAACTTTGCAAGGTCACAATTGAGAAACTACAAAAAGAGAACAAAGAACTGAAAGAAGAAGTGAGTCGAATTGACAAATATGTCGCAGTCCTACAAAAAAGAATAGAAGAATTAAAAAGCCGTAATCTATGGGAAAGGATATTAAACAAATAAGGACTGACTACAATAACGCTTGTGAGAATATCTTGCAAGCGTTTTGTAAAAAGTACGACATGACGTATGTAAAAGATGCGTGGGTCGGTGGAGATGTCGGAACTATAGCAATGGTTGGCGAACTTTTCATTGACTTGCAAGATATGCTTTATTGTCTTACACATAACGTTGATTTCGGTAATTTTATTTCTTGGTATGATTATAACTTGGAAATAATGGAATACGGATTACGTCAGATAAACCTGAAATCATGGTGTATGGGTTGTCCTCATGCAGACTTGTCCGAACTTCGTAAGAAGAAACAAGCATTGGATGAGGAAATAGAGAAGGTGAAAGATTTTCTATATTGAGTAGACGATGGCTAAACCAAAGAAAAGTATCAAACTTTCATTTCAACCTGTATTTGTTGGCGGATTGAAAAGAAAATTCAGATACACGGGTACACCAACTACACGAAAAAGTAATGTTGGTGTTATTGGGCATCCTTCTGTAAAAAGTAATGTCGGACTTATCCGTGCAAGGATAAAAAGAAAAAAATAATGTTTTTTAAACGAGCATTGATTTGGTGTGGTAAGCTGCTGCCGTTCTTGTTTGTGTTCTTGTTATTAGCAGGATATATTGAAAACATCTATGCAATCATTTTTGATGTAATTGTGAATACAAACGAAGGTGACAGCTTTTATTATACACCCCTTTCAGATTTTATATCGGAAATTGTCTACATAGATTGGATAGATGTTCTTTTGCTATACACTTTATGCTTTGCACTTGAATTATGTTGGAGGACGTTTATGTGTGTTCATGTAATAAGTCTTAATTTGGCTTTCAGAATGCTTCTGGAATGTTTCTACATACAAGATGGGATAGTTGTAGGCATAATAACTTTTCTCGCTTTGTGCGCTTTCTTGTGCGTTTGGAATGGAATCAAATTATATCTAACTAAAAAACTATTGAAATTATGAAAAAGATTTTTATTGCACTTATCATAGCATTGGCTATGTGCGTGAGCGGACTTGTTATTTCACTTTTATTCTCATCATGCAATAAAGGTGAAAATGATTCTTTCAGGAAAGACATCACTGGAAATTGGGTCTGCATAGGACATGACAAGGAACAAGAACGAATGGCATTTTGCATCATCACATTCAATGAATTTCAATCCGTGAAGATGTTTATCGGCAAAGACACCTATTTCGGTTCGTACGGCTGGAAAGGAAATAAAGTTGAATGCGACTTTGTAAACGGAGAAGAAAAGGCAGTTTTTGATGTCAAGGATATTTATGTTGGCAAAGTCGTGAATGGTGTCAATGAATGGAAAATGCACTTTGACTTGTACTTGGATGATGAGTTTTACATGGAATTTGAATGTACAAAACAGAAAATTGAGAAAAAATGAACTTTTTTTTAAAAAAAACCGAAAATTATTTTGGTATATTAAAACTTTTATCTATCTTTGCAAGTGTAAAACAAGAATGGCTGGAACTTGTTTAACGGACATAATTTAATGAATCTATAATAGGCAATCATGCCAAACTATATAGATAAAAATCCAACAGGCAATCCAGTCAACGCCTGTTGGGTTTTTTGTTTTATGACATCATAGCGAGGTTGAATCAGTACACTCCTCTTCGGACTTATCACCCGATACATAAAAGTGTTCAGATTAGCAACGTATATCAGACTGGAAATGCCGCAAGTGGTGGCAACGTGCAACCCTCACGACCACCGACTTCACGAAAAACAAAAAAAGGCGAAAATTTCTTTTCTGATGAAGACAAGTAAAAGTCAGCCGAATACTAAAGGAGATAGGTAGTTGTTTAATCTATGCAAACAATATAACTACTATACTAATTTTTATGTATAGTTGATAACAAAGTTAAAGTTAATTGTTTGAAAATATCCATTTCGTGCTTTATATAGATAATATATATAGTGTGAAGGATATAAAGGGTAAACTATATAATATTTTTGTCTAAAAAAAACAAAAAACAAAAATTTTAAACTTTTTCTCAAAAAAATTTGGAATATTCAAAATATAAGCATATCTTTGCAAAAACATTTAATTAATTAATATATGGAAAATCGTTTTAAAAAGGGTGATGTTGCAAGAATCATTTCATCGCCAATGTCTGCATTAGTCGGAAAGTTAGTTGAGGTAGAAGAAACAGACGGCGACAAGTGCGTTGTGACATTTGACGAAGATGAAGATGTGAAAGCCCGCATGAAAGTGGAGTGTGACCGACTTGAATTAGTGTCTGCAGCAAATCTGAAATCAAATGATATGGTGAACAGCCCCAACCACTACAACCGTAACGGGATAGAGGTGTTTGACATCATGAGGGCGTTCTATGGAGATGATGCCTATGAGCACTTCTGTCTTTGCTCAGCACAGAAGTACGTCACACGGTGTCAACTAAAAGGGAAGTATCTTGAAGACCTGAAGAAGGCGAGAAAATGCATAGATAAAATATTAGAGATTCATCATGAAACGATTTGAGGATATGGTCTATGAAAAGACCAAGAGAAATGAACAAATACGCAAACTATTGCAATCACATTTAATGGTATGAAAAAATGGCAAAATTAAATTTGGACAAATTTCAGTTATTGTGGCTTTGTGACGGTTTCATAGGGAAATCCCATTTAAGATGGGATGGGTATGAACTGATGGTAAACAAAGTTTATCCTCAACTGAATGACAACGAGCGTGAGTTTATCTACACCTATGTCAAGCGTGATTTCAAGTGGCATTGGGAAGATTGCAATTTCCATGACGAGACGCCGTATAGGTACTGGCTTCAGATGCTCGCACGATACAACCCAGCGAATCAGGTTCGTGTGTGGCTGAAAGACGGCAATACATTTGACGCATATCGTTGGGATGGACACTATTATATAGAATGGCGAAAGTATTGCGCTGATGATGCAATTGTCAGAATAGAAAAAAGACCATACAAGATGTGCAAGAACACACTTTGCAAAGCAAATGTGGATTGTATCCGTTTTTCTGATTACAAGAAAGGCGACAAGACGATTGACGGAGTGGAGCGATGGTATTGCGACAAATGCGACTTGATTATTTCTGGCGATTTTGAGAGTGGCTATGATGAGAAAGATATAAAATCACACTACAATGATTAACGTGCGTCAGAAGCGATTTTAAGCTGCAAATAAGGCTTATTATTAATTATATTTATTAACTGTCAAAATCAAACAACTATGAAATTATTTATTAGTAGTAATAGTAATTATCCACCAGGTGTCAATGATTATACAGAAGATGCCCCTTGGAACCAGTCAGACCAAGATGAAATCGAATGCGATGCGGAGTATTCCGTAATCTTGCGTAAGAAAACATTCATCACAACAACAGACTACATCAAAGAAGAATGGGATGAATGTGAACGTGACGAAG